CCCCGTCAGAGGAGCGCCTCAGCTTGGTCCGTACGAAGGCGCCGCCCTTGCCGGGCTTTACGTGCTGAAACTCGACGACCTTGAAGACGGTGCCGTCGACCTCGATGTGGTTGCCGCTCTTGAACTGGTTGGTCGATACCTGCATAATACCTTCCCGTGGGGCAGAAACCCTTGGCCGTAGACGGCTACATCCGCGTCTCCCGCCGCCTCGGACGTGAAGGCGCCGCCTACATCTCGCCCACCGTACAACGCGAAGCCATCCAGCGCTGGGCCGACTACCGGCAGATCATCGTCGCCGAATGGCACACCGACGAGGATGAGTCCGGCGCCAGCCAGAACCGGCCCGGGCTGAAAGCTGCCCTGCACCGCATCGAGACCGGGGAAACGGGTGGGCTGGCCTGCTGGCGACTGAACCGGTTCGCACGCAACGTCTCCGAAGCGCTCCGTGACGTGCAACGCATCCGCCAGGCCGGCGGGGTGCTCGCCTGCATCGAAGAGGACATCGACCCGACCGGCCCGTTCGGTGAGTTCATCCTCACCGTCCTGCTCGCCGTCGGCGCCCTCGAGCTCAACAACGTCAAAGCCTCGTGGGAGACCGCCAAGACCCGCGCGGTCGGGCGTGGGGCGAAGATCAGCCGCACACCCTACGGGTACCGTCGCCAGGCGGACGGGACCCTCCAGCCCGACCCTGTCCAGGCCCCCATTGTCGCCGAAGCGTTCCGTCGGGCCCGCAACCATGGCCTGCACGCCACCATCGACTACCTGACGGAGACGGTCCCGCAGCGCACCTGGACGACCACCACCACCCGCCGACTCCTCAGCCTGCGCGCCTACCTTGGGGAGCAGTCCTACGGCGACCTGCACAACCCGGCCGGTCACCCGCCGCTCATCGACCGCCTGACATTCGAACTCGCCCAACCCGGGGAGACCGTCAAACGGCGTGGGCGTGGACGCTACCCCCTGTCGGGGCTTGCCCGGTGCGGGTCCTGCGGGCACCACATGGTCGGTGGGAGGGGCGGACCAAACATCCGCATGTACCGGTGCGGTGCGGCGGTCAGCGGCTACCGAGGGACGATGTGCACGATGCCGGCGCTCATCACCGCCGACTCCCTTGAGGAGCATGTGACGGGGAGACTGGCACGGGCTTTCGCCGGGACCACATTCGAGGGCGGCGGGGATGAGAGCGCGGACCTGGCCCCGGTGCAACGGGCCGTGGACGAGGCCGAGGCCGAGCTGGCAGTGTTCGCTTCGGACACCCACGCCCGCCGACTGCTCGGGGAGCAGGGGTGGACCGTGGCGCTTGAGGCGAGGGCCGCCGCACGGGACCGGGCCCGCACGGAGCTGCGCGAAGAGGTTGAGCGGCTCCGACCGGCCGCACGGGTGGTGCCGGACGTTGAGGACTGGGCTGGGCTGGACGCTGACTCGTTGGGGCATGTGTTACGCGGCGCTTTCTCGGCGGTCGTTGTCCGTCGTGGCCGTGGGCCGGTCGGTGAGCGCGTCACGATCCTCTCGCACGACGCGGAACCGGAGGCCGGGATGACGCTCGTTGAGGATGCGAATCCAGGCGGCCTCTAGGCCGGCGCGAGCTGCTGGGGTGAGAGTGAACGGCTGGTCACCTGCCGGATCGGGTCGGGTCAACGCCACACGCGGGACGGGACGGCTCATCCTGAGGGATACCGGTCACGCTGTGCGTATTCGATGGCATCCACGATCTCCACCGGGTCGTTCTGCAGGCACTCCGGGCACATCGAGTGTCCCGGCCGGTAACCACGGCGGGCCAGCTCATGCCGCGGGAACGCGCCTCCACAGAGTGTGCAGAGCTTTAGCTCAGCCGGCCCGCGCTCGAGAATGAGCCGCCCACGAAGCGATAACCGCAACCCGCTCACGCCGCGCTCCCAAGGTCAGCGGTGCCCAAAGACTCGTCACCCCAGTAGTCCCAGCCGAACCGGGCACGGCGAGCGAACAGCTCCACGTACGGGCCCGGCGACACCTGCTCGACCACATCGAGGAAACCGTCGGGCTTACGCGAGTGCGCGGGACCACCGTTCTCGCCGTAAGGGCGCTTGAATCGCCACCACGTCGTGTCCAAACGCCGCAGGGGCTTCAGCGACCCCCGCCGGGCGAAAATGACGAACTCCGTGGTGATGGTGTACGCACCACCGAGACCTATCCCCATCGGCGCCTTGCACCAAGTCAGGAGCGTCGAAGGCTTGAATCCCCACGCTTCAACCACCTCATAGGCGTCGCGCAAAAAGCGGTTGGTCGTCCAGAGATACAGGTGCGCATCGTCCTCCGCGAGCGCCCGCACCGGTAGCGCCCTGATCGCATCGAGAGTCATGCGGTCGTAGGGCACTTTTGACTCATAACCGAGCCACTTGCCGGTCCAGTTACCTGCCGTCGATCTAGTGCGCCTGCCGCTATCCGGCTGCTCCCACGGCGGGTCAGCGCAGATCGTTCGGTACCGGCTCACCCGGTGACCTCGTAGAACGCCGCCAAATCCGCCGGCAACATCCGCGACGGCTCCCGAGGGAAAATCGCCGCCGTCCGACACAAACACTCAGCGACCAACCCGGAGCACACCATCTGATTGTCCACGTTCACCGACAGCCCGGTGCCCGTCAGCAACGACACGACCAGGGAGGCAATCTCCACCCACCCGTACCTTCGCCCCACAGCATGGTCAGCAAACGCGACCGCCAGGCTCCGTTGCTCCGGGGTCGCGTCCACCCGGACCACCACGTGCTCGATGTCCTGGTAGGCGGCCAGCGGGGTTTCCACCACCCCACGGGTTAGGGCTTCCACGACGGTCCCCCGGCCGGTCAATATTCCGGCATGGGACCACCGGGCACACGACGACCTCGGGTACCGGCGGCGTTGCCCAAGGGCGATAAGGGCGGATGACAGGCCATGACGACGAGTCAGGATGAAGTCCGCCGGGCGCGGGGCTGGTTGGGTCATCGCTCGACGACCTCGACTTTCCAGAACGGTCGACCCTCGGGGTCGTCTGCGGCACAGGTCTCCCAGGGTTGAAACTCGTCCTGATAGAGCCAGTCGAGCCAGTCAATCTCCAGGCCGGTGCCCCTGCAGCCCTCGCAGCGGTCATCATCCGCTTGGTGACCTCGGCCTTCGCAGTCGCGGCACGGGTCCGAATAGTCAGCCAGCGGACGCTCTGACCTCACGTCATCGTCGCCGGGCACTGCGTATCCCGAAAGCCTCTGGAAGACGCAGCCCGTCACTTTGTAGGTTGCCGTGCCAGGCCGCCACTCGGCAATCGGATACTCCGCTTCTAGGCAAGCGAGTGCCTTCTCCTGGGTGTCGGTCTCCCCCTCAATGACCTCCACCCAGGCGTACGTCTCGATGTAGCCGTCGAAATCGTCCACAAGAATCACCGCCAAGCTCATGCCGCCCCCCTCGCCCTCTCAACGTGGTCGGCCAACACCTGCCGCTGGCGGTCAGTCAGCTCCCCCACCCGCCGCGACTGAGACACCCCGACCTCCGATAGCGCCTTCGACGCCCTGACGTGCCCCCACCCACGCTGAGCGCACAACAAGCGAACCACGGTCATCCGCTGGGCATCCGGGTGAGTCAGCGCGTCGGCGAGCCCCAGGTCCCCGGAGGTGACCGCACGCCGCACCGCGACCTGCGCCAGCCGGGCCTCATTCGCCACGGCGAGGGCATCGAGGGGCTGGTGGTTCACTGGCCTCCCTCCGGCTCACGGGTAAGGACCTCAAAGGCTGCTTCCAACGCCGCACGGGCATGCTTGAGAGCGAGACCCTGCGTGCAGTAGTCAGCGTCATCCCACGCCAGGCAGCCCTGATCACGCTCCCAGACCAGCGCCTTCGCGGCCGCCTCCACGGCCGCCTCCGGGATGACGGCAGGTTCGCTCACGCCGCGACCCCGAGCACCAGGTCGGCATCCTCGGCCACTGGCGCCATCAAGGGCACCTCGGGCAGCATCCGGTCCAGGAGCGCGAACGCGGACTCCTGAAGCTCGGTGACTGTGGGCGCGAGGGCGTCCCATGCGGCGTCCCCTGCGGCGTCCCGTGCGGCGTCCCCTGCGGCGTCCCCTGCGGCGTCCCATGCGGCGTCCCCTGCGGCGGCCCCTGCGGCGGCCCCTGCGGCGGCCCATGCGGCGGCCCCTGCGGCGTCCCCTGCGGCGGCCCATGCGGCGTCCCCTGCGGCGTCCCCTGCGGCGGCCCATGCGGCGGCCCCTGCGGCGGCCCATGCGGCGGCCCCTGCGGCGGCCCCTGCGGCGGCCCATGCGGCGGCCCCTGCGGCGGCCCGTGCGGCGGCCCCTGCGGCGGCCCCTGCGGCGTCCCCTGCGGCGGCCCATGCGGCGGCCCATGCGGCGCTCACTGACGCTCGCGCCTGGCCCAGGTCACCCATCGCACGACTCAGGTTCTCCGCGGCGAGTACCGGTGGCAAAGCACGCAGACGGTCCGCGTCAGCATCCAGGCCGGCGAGACTCAGCCACGTCGGGGTGTAGACCCGGATGAGCCAGTCCATCGCCATCCACGACCTCTGCTCGGTCATCCCATCACCACGGGTTCCGAGGGTCCGAGCGAAGAACGGGCGCAGGCGCTGCCGTGGCTCGAAGGGCAACCCATCGTTGAAGCCAATGTAGAACGCGGTGAGCACGGGGCACGCACATTGCGGGTTGGCGGAGTGCGGCTCGCCCGCCAGGTAACTCACCGCCTCTGCGGCGCACATTCCATCCTCAGCGGTCGCGTGGGCGCCCTTCTTGAGTTCGTAGTTCATGCCGTCTTCCTTTCGTTGAGTTGCCTGAGCTCCTCGGTGGTTACCGGGTGCATCCTCCGCGCCGGCCGTGCCTTAGGCCGGGTCGCCTGCTCCTTCGCTGAGAGCTGATCGAACTTCTCCCGCAGCTTTGGCATCGAGAGGACGTTGGACCGCCAGAACTCGTCGGCCTGGCACCACTCGATGACCGCCCTCACCCGGTCCGGTGCCACCCCGTCCCGGTCCAGCAGCAGCCGGCACTCACGACGCCACACGTCGGTCACCACCGTCTGGCTGCGCCGGGCACCGTTGGCGATGATGAGGTCGGCGAGATGCTGGCAAAGCCCCTCGACCTCAGGGCGTGGTTTCTCAATCTCGGAGGAAGAAGGTTTACCTTCTTCTGTAGGTGTTGGTGTCGGTGTTCGCGGGGCGCGCGCGAGAGGGCGTGACGGGACCGTGACCGAGTCACGCCCTTGTCCCGGCTTGGTCACGCTGTTGTCACGCTCGATGTCACGCTCGCGGCCGTGACTTTCCCCGTGACGTTGACGTGCCTTTCGCTCGGATGCCGTGGGATCATTGGGATTCCACTTGCGGTGCTTGAGCACCCGCATGGTCACCCGCCGGTCACCCCCAGACGTGATCTCGATGATCCCCTCATCCACCGCTGTGGCCACGATTGCCTGCGCCTCCACCGTGGTCACCCACGCCCGCCGGGCGAGCGTAGCGTGACCAACCGTGACATTTCCGCCGTCATCCGCGAGCTTCGCCAGGGCGAATATCTCCTCAACAACGAGGACGCCGCCGGGGCCGTGCTCATCCCCGATGGCCGCGATGCGCGGGTCAGCGGTGAGCTGGCAGTCACGGGCGAACCACACACGGCGACTCACGCCGCCACCGTCATCTGTCCGGCCAGTGAGTAGAGGACTATGCGGGTGTGCTCGAGCTGTCCGGCGAGCGCCCACTGGCGGGTGACCGATGCCTGAACGATCAACCGATCGTCGCTGTAGGCCAGCCCGCTGAGAGCATCGGCAGCGAGTTTGAGGAGATTGTCGACGTCTGGTGTCTTGAGCGGGTAGCGCTGACTTCGACCCTGCGCCGACATGGCGCCAAGCCCCCGCCAGTGCGCCTGCGGGCGGGACATGCATGCTGTGACGTCCATGCTGATCGGGCCGTCCGGGAGTCGTGGGCGGCCGGCGGCTATCCACTCCCCCTGGATGCGCTGCTCCGCGCTCACGGTGTCAGCGGGCGTGTAGACCCGGCCCTGACGGGTGGAGCGCGGCCTCCCCTTGCCTTTTGGTGGACCGGGGACCGTGAGGGCGATGGAATTCACGACGCCTCCGGTCCCTTGATGGAGACCGGCTCAATTGTCCCGGCTTCGGTCGCATCCGCGAGCGCGCGCAACCCGTCCGGGGTGATCCGCAGCGGGGGCAGGTACCGGCCGTGGGGCTTACCGTCGGGTGCGATGTGCTCACCCTTGGTGGTCTCCACCCACCCGCGGCGAACTATCGGCATCCACCCACGGCGCATGGGGACCAGGACGATGCTGCCGCCGGCGAGTACCCGCAGGAGCCGAGCCTGTTTTTCTGTCGCCTTGCGCGTCGCGCTCACCCCGCCCTCACCCCCGGCGGATAGACGTGGGCCTTCAGCACCGGCCCTTCGCACTCCGGGCACACACCCACATGCGCTAAGGGGAGGCGTAGGTCGCATCGGAGGCAGCGGGAGCCCACGCTGAAGAGGGGTGCCGGATGGCGAGTGCTTTGGGCTGGAGGCGTCACGATCTTGGTCTCAATCGAGCCGTTGGACGTCATCGCCGCGAATCGCCCAAACGGGTTTGCCGGCGGCGACCGCTGAGCGGGCCAGGGCGAGCCCCTGCGCGTCCGCTTCCTCGTCGCTCATCCGCAGTAGCTCGGGGTCGAATCCGAGCGCCTGGGCACGGGCCACCTGGGCGGCGTAGTTAGCCACCTTGGCGATGCCGTACCCAGGGAGCGCCTGGCCTTTGACGCCGAGATTGTCGGCCAGCTCGTCCATAACGTAGGCGACCAGCGGATGCCTGATTGCCTTCTCGGCCCCGTTGGCGTGAACCCGCCTCCAGTCGGTGTCGCTCACGCCGCCTCCCAGTGCTCAAGCGGGGCCGCCGGCGTGTCGAACAGTTGCCCGGGACTCAGGTCGCCCCCGCCCACACCAGACCCCGACAGGGGAAGGTCCACAGGGGCAGGGGCGACCTCAACCCCGGACTCAAGGCGATACACCCGGTGACCGTCGCGCCAGCCGGCACTCGCAACCCGGTGGCCCTGCTCGCGGAGCTCCAACACCCTCGCCGCGACCCGCATCACCCGGTGGCCACCGTCAATAACAACAGGGCCGGAGAAGTCATAGCCCGTCACCCCGCGTGGGCCGACAGCCTTGAGTGCGGCGAGGACCCGCTCGGTCTGCGTCATGCCGCTGGCCTCGCACTCACACCGTGATAACGCAGGCGCGTGCGGATGTTGGCCACGGTCATTCCGTGGCGTGCGGCTATGTCAGCGAGGGGCTCCCCGGCGACCGCCGCCCGCTCGATCGCCTGCCGGGTTTCGGGGCGCCGGTCCCAGCGCAAGGGCAGCCCGGCGGCGAGGAGTGCCTCATTCCATCCGAGACGGTTGACCACCGTCGACGCGGACGGGTAGCCGGGCTGTGCAGTGTTCCACTCGGTGGCGGTTGGGGGACTTCCGTGCTCATCGGCCCACCGTCTGACCGCCGCAATGATCTCCTCACCCGTCCAGCCCAGGCAGGTGACGCACACCTTTGGCGCGCGGCCAAGGCCAGCGCTCCCATCGGTCGGCCCTCCGCACTCCTCGCACACACCGCGGTAGCGATCGCGGCGGGCCTCCGCCTGGGACCTGTCCGGGTCAGTCAGCCACTCATAGACGGTGCTGCGGGCCACCCCGAGCTCCGCGGCGATCTCCCGGCCGAACATCCCACCTGCACGCAGGCGCCGGGCCTCGGCGACCAGCTCTGGGGACTTGACGGTGCGGCCCCTCATGCCGCCTGCCGCCCGCTCCACCGTGGCTGCGGCGGGTCCTCTGCAAGCTCCCGCCGGCAGGACCAGTCCACCATCCGCCCAAGGTCACGCCGGTCAGCCGTGTGCCGCCACATCGCGGACTCCGCCGCGTCCTTCACCCCGGCCGCCACATCCCGGGCATAGCGGAGGTCGGCCACGGCACGGTCACCACGGGCAAGGTCTGGGGCGACCGTCCACGCCGCCCCCTCCGCGTGAACCTCCACAATCCGGCGGGCGAGTGCGATTCGGTAGGCGCGCTCCTTCTCGGCCCAATCCTTGGTGACGTCGACACGGAACTGCTCGGCTGCCTCCTGCCGGCGGGTGGCCTCTCGGACCTTCTCGCGGGCTTGGCCGAACGTGTAGGGCGAATCGCTCACCGCGCACCCCCGAACCGACAGGTGGCGTGATATCCGCAAAAGTTCGCGCTACAGATCCAAGACCCCGGAACCGCGCCCTGCCACACATCCATCTCCAGGCGCCAGTTGATTTCCGCCGCCACCATCATCAGCCGGTCGGTGAAAGCGTCCAACTGACCATCGGTGCGGACGGTCGGCACAACCTCCGCGTAGGGCTGCTTGGTGCGGATCATCGTGTGGTAGCGAAACACCGGGGCGGGGTTGCCCTCGGCACGGCGGGCGAGCAGGTACGCGGTCGGCTGAATGTCGGTTGCCGCGTCGACCACGGACAGCTTGCGGGCCTTGACCTTCAGGTCTGAGACCGCACCATCAGCCTCCTCAAGGTCATAGAAGCCGGTGAAGCCCCACTCCACCCCGTCGAAGCTCAGGAGGAACTCACGCTCCACACTGACCGGGTCCACACCGGGGACCACGAGCAGGTCGTAGGCGGTGACCGCCTGGACGCCGGCATCCTTCAGCTCACCGGGCTTTGACTGGCGCCAGTCGATCTCCTCACGGCCGATACGGTCCTCCCACTCATCGGCGAACAGGTCCACCACCACATCGGTGGCGGGACGTTCCCCGTCATCGATCTGCTGCTGGTAGGCGTGGCCCTCAGCCGCACCGACCGAGGACCCGAGGACCATCTGACCGGACGGGGCCTCATAGTCGCGGTCGACGTAGCGGTGCTTCCATCTGAGCGGGCACGCCAGGTAGGTCTTGACCGCAGACGCCGACAGGTTGGCCACCGGTAGCCGGGTGGGGATGTCGAGCTCCGCGAGGGACATCAGAACGGCACCGCGTCGTTGGCCTCAGCCGTGCTGATGGCTTGGAGCAATGGGTCCACCAGCCGGGCGGGGAGTCGGTCCATCGCGCGCCCGTACCAGTTCTCCGCGGCCTCCGGGGAAGCAAAGGCGTCTTTGTGTTCGGCAACGGCGGCGAGGATGACGGCCAGGTCGGCCTTGGTCAGGCTTTTCTCTGCGGCGCGCGCGTTGATGAGACCCCGCTGCCTTGCCGTGACCGTGCGCTCGGTCGCCTCGGGGGGGCGTGCCGACACGGCCGGCCGGGACTCCCCGTTGCGTTGGGTGCTGCGCCCAGACCCCCGGTTGCCATCGTCATCATCATCGGCGACGAGCCCCAGCACCGCCATCTCCGAGTAGCGGCGGGCGTAGGTGAGCGCGGAGCCCTGCCCTTGCGGGTCACCCGCCTTCGCCAGCAGGGGCATGATGCCCTCGATGGATTCGCCGGACGGGGCGTGGGCCAGCGTGTAAAAGAGGCATGGCCCGACGTCCGGGCTGTGCCCGGGCTTGGTGATCCACACCAGCCCGTGGCGGGTCAAGACTGGGCGCACAGCTTTCCTCAGGGCGGCCAAAGACAGGAACTTTGAGTTGAAGTGCGGGTTGGTCGCGTCCTCGCGCAGCTCGGGAACATCGGCCTGGAAGGCGAGCAGCGCCGACAGCAACGTCTCGGTCTGTTCGGTGGCGCTCATGACTGCACCCCATCGCCGTGACAGGTCGGGCATGGCGACTCGTAAGCCTCCTGCGGGTCAGAGGACGGGTTGACCGTGACCTCACCACCCCCCTCGCACTCAGGGCAGGTGTCGGACATCTCGGCCGTCAACCCCTGCACCCCGGCGGTGACCGGCCCGAACCGGCGCTCGGCCACCACGTACTCTCCGCCGGCAATCTCGACCAGGGGCGGGTCGCCAAGGGCAGCGACCGCATCGACAAACGCCGTCCGACTTGTCGCGTGCCCGCACAAGCGCAGCCCGGAGAAACACGCTGGGACCGCCGGAGTGGCCTCGATGAAGTCGGCCGCGTCTCGGAGGCCCGCGACCAGCTCGGCACGGCGCTTCACCTCGACATCCTCGATGGTGGTTGGGCTACTGTCTGTTGCGCTCATCAGGAACATTCCTCCTGTTGGGTCGTGCCCCGGGACGTGTCAGCGTCGCCGGGGCGATTTGCGGGCAGACTGCGCCCAAAGTTCGTGCGGATAGGCGGCAGGATCGGGGACGCCGCGACCAGGCCCGTGCGGGGGCTCAGGGTGTTGCGTGCGGAGCGCTCCTGCGCGTGTGCCCAGCGGTCGTCGCGGGGGGTGAGCAGGGCGACCATGCGCGGGCGCAGCCTCATCGCTCGGAGACCGTGTAGGCGCTCTCAGCGCACGGCCCACACACCAGGCCGTAAGGGGTCCGCCCGCACTCATCCTCAGCGCTGTAGCTGCCGCACGCCGGGCAGCGGAGGATGGACTCTGCGCGCTCTGACCAGGGCTCGCCTTCGAACTCAAACGCCTTGTCCATGCGGTCATCGAACTCGGCGAAGATGCCGTGCAGGTCGGTCATGCCTGCGTCCCCGCAAGCTCAGCGCCGTCCACGTCGCACTCATGCAACACCACGCACCTCGGGGCCTTCGCCTTATCCGGCACGCCACCACACTCTGGAATCACCACAAGATCGGCAACCCGGACCTTGCACGCGACAAACCTCGGCCCGTCGCTGTAGCGCAACGCCAAGAACGGGCGCGGAGAGAAATGCAACCCGCCGCCGCACACTGGCCTTGGGTTCCAATCGTCACACTCGGTCTTCCCTCCCGGGGTGTACTCCGCGCCATGACCGGAACGGAAGTCATTGCCCACCGCCTTGAACAGGACCGCCTGCCCACGGGTGACCTTCACCCCGAAGTAGTCACACCAGCCCTTGGCGGTCCCGATCTCCGGGACCTGGATCAGGACACCACCCGTGACCTTGGGGCTGTCCCCGTGGCGGTGAATTGCCACGCATTCGGAGGCGCGGACCGTCGCTGAGCCGAAGGCGTGGACCGTCGCTGAGCCGAAGGCGTGGACCGTCGCTGAGCCGAAGGCGCGGACCGTCGCTGAGCCGAAGGCGTGGACCGTCGCTGAGCCGAAGGCGCGGAAGAATCCTGAACGGCACACCGGGACGTTGCCCTCGGCGATCACGCGGTCTAGGTCTGCCTCGGTGGTGACGTTGACGAACTCCCTCATGCCGCACCGTCCCGGCGTCGGTCGCGGTGCCCGTCGAGGTCGACCACCAGGCACAACGGGTTGCCCTCATCCTCCCCGTCCCCACGCAGGTCCGCAGCAGCCGCCACGATGCACAGGGCGGCGAAGACGAGCAGGACCAGACCGAAGGCCAGGAGGGCCACCACGGAGATGGCGAACAAGGTCACGCGGCCTCCCGATCCAGCGGCCACACGTCAGTGACCTGAACGCCGAAGAAGCTGGCGATCTTGTACGCGTTGGCAATCTGCGGGACCGCCTCGCCCGTCTCAGCGCGCTGGAGGGTCTTCCAGTCCACGAGCCCCATCTGCTCGGCTGCGATGCGAAGCGACAGGCCCCGGTTGATCCGCTCTGCCCGAAGGTTGATCATCGAAACCTCCGCTGGAGCTCAAGGGGGAACAGGTCGAGCGGGAGCAGTCCGAAGACGCGGGCGATGGCGAACTGGATGCGCGGGCCGGGCACAAACCCGGACTCCGCCATCCGGACCGTCTTGGTGGACACCCCGGCCCGGTAGGCCAGGTCACCGGGAGACATGCCACCGTTGACGCGCAACTCGGTCAGGTGGCGATTCGGGGTCCTCTGGCGAGTCACACTTGGAAGCATCTGGCCACCAACAGTAGCAGAACTCCGCCGAAGGTGGCAAATAGCCCACTTCGGACGACCCACACGGGTCAGGATGGGCCGTAATCTCCCGCTAGATGGGAGAACTTGAGGACCGCTTCCGCGCCGCCCGCGCCTACGCCGGCCAAAGCCAGACCACCCTCGGGACCACGATGGGCGGCCGCACCAAGGACGCGGTGATCAACTACGAGAAGGGGAAGTACCGCGACGAGCACGACCAGCTCGCCGCGATCCAGGGCTACGCCAAGGCGTGCGGACTCTCACCCGAATGGTTCACCGCCGACTGGTCTCAGCTCGAGCCGCAGTACGTCCCGCCCGAGAACCGCATCGAGGCGCTGGGCGCCGCCGTGGAGCAGCTCGACGGGAGATTCGAGGGACTGCTGGTCGCGCTCACGGGCAAGCAGGGCGCCGGCTCTCTCGCGGAGATTGACCAGCACCTGCGAGACATCGACGAGCGAATGGGCGCCTACGTCGAGAAGGCCCACTACGAGGAAGCGCTCGACCTCCTACGCCAAGCGGTCAACGCGCTCAATAGCCGCCTGCCCGCTGGGAAGCGATGAGGGCCAGGTTCCGCGCCCTGCCCAAATGGGCACGAGTAACCCTCTGGACGGTTCTCGGCCTGTTTGTCGCCCTCCTCTTCATCGCGGCAATCGCGCCCGCTGACAAAACGGCGACGCCCAAGCCTGCGGCGGTGACGACTCCGGCGCCTCCGGTCGTTCACCACCACCGCAAGCATCACCATCGACCGGCCCCGGTGCCCGTGGCCACGACGCCAGCACCAGCCCAGACGACTACTCAGGCACCGCCACCGACCACGACCACGACCACGACCACGACTCAGGCCCAGCCACCGCCAAGCCCGACCGAGGACGTCGGCTCCTCGAGTCATGCTGGCGACGCCCAATTCTGCACCAACCACACATGCATCGGTGACTTCACCGGGGAAGGCGGCACCATCGTGCGATGCGCTGACAACACCTACAGTCACGCGGGCGGGATCAGCGGCTCGTGCTCGCACCACGGCGGTGAGGGGTAGCGATGCTTTTCGCCGTCACCAAGGGCGCATCGCTCGGGTCAGCGCTGCTCGGGCTGGCGATCCTCGTAGCGCTCGGTTACGGGCTCTATCGCCTGGTCAAAGCGATCCTCACCCGGACTCGCGGTGAACAACCCCAACGCACACGCCCGCCGGGACCAAGCGACGAGACGAAGGCGGCGCAGAAAGGGCTCGCCGTCGCCCAGCGCGACCACAAGAAGCAAGTCCGTAGCGCCACCAAAGCCCTGGCGAAGTCCAAGAAGGTACGCCAGCTCGCATCCTTTGAGGCCGGCAACGCAAAGCTCACCGACTTCAAGGCCCGTCGCTTCGTCCTTTACGAGGACCGGATCGAGACCCCCGAAGGAACGCACCGACTCTCGCCCGAGGTGAAGGCGACCGTGGACACTGCCGGCAACCTCGCCACGAACAGCCGCGTCACGCTGACGCGGTTTGCCCTGGTCGGTGTCTTCGCGCTGGCCGCTCCCAAGAAGACATCGAAAGACGGCCGCGAGTTGTACCTGCTCCTCGAAGGGCCGGATTGGGCGACGACGGCGCAGTGCAACCCGGACACCGGGGCGAAGGCTAGGGAGTTCGTGCAGGCGGTCAATCTTGCGGCGCGCACCTGCGAGGTAAACCACCGGGCGAAGCAAGGTGCGGTCAACGAAGCCGAGGCTGCCCTTCTGCGGGCTAAACGGTCCACCGAAGCTATCGCCACCGCCGAGCTTCGCCTGGCCTCAAGCCAAACATCCCAGCTAAGCATCGGCCCGAGCGCGTCACCCGGGCCCCGGGACCTTTAACGACGAAACGCCCCGGCTTTCGCCGGGGCGCTCGCGCTGGGGAGGAGGCATTCCCCAAGGACTCAGGGGACGATGAGCTACCTGCCGCAGCGGCGGCAGAGCGGGCGCGACGTCACACCCTGCGCCACCGCGTGAGACCACGACAGATCGTGGCCATACAGGGCACACGCCAGACGGTCCAGCATCGAGGCGACGCCTCGCTGGGCACGACGCCCGAGCAAGAACACCCTAACCCCGCGCCTACCGGCCTCGCAGCACCCGGAACCCGCGCTCCTGGCGACCATAAGCGTCGCAACCCGTGCCCAGGAAGAAATCGAGCTCAGACCCGCTGCCAATTCTGTCCAAAACCGTAAACACCCGACGCCCACGGACAGGCCGGTCAAGACGTATCCGGGTGCCCAACGGGAGAAAGTTGTTGGCGACCTCCCCGAAGTACGCCTGCCTGCCCGACGCGGTGGTCCCGCCCTCACAGTACGCCGTCGAGGAGACCGTGTAGTGCGGGCCAAGGTGGTGGGCCGCATAGTGCCTTCCCTCCCTCCGGTCGCAGCTTCGGGTGTGGCAGCCCCTCGCGTGCGCGTGGGTGGTTGCGGGCACAACGAGAAAGACCGCCATGAAGGCGGCCGTGACGATGAGGCGTCGGATAGGTCCGACCTCCCGTGATTGAGTAGCCCTCACGTTTGGCGAGGGCCGGTCACCCCCAAAGGGGTCATCCGCCCTCAGGCGGGAAAGCTCACCAGCCAGCCGTGATGTGCGGGTCCCCATCCCCACCCGGCACCAGACGTGCCGCCCACGGCCGGTCCGCCCCGCAATCCTTGTGCTTCACCCCGAGAAACAACACCTCCACCGGCTGGCCGGTGTCCAACGGTGGGAGCACCCTGACGACCCGCCGGACACGGAACCCGGCCCTGCCGATCCGGCGGGTGATGTCCTCCGCTACACGCCGCTCGAGCCCGTGGTCGGCGGCGGACATCTCAAACTTGACGCCAGACATGCCCGGCGTCGAGGTAGCCATGCCACCCATCGCTGCCGAGGTCCGGTTGGCGACTGCAGCGGTCGCTGATTGACTCGCGGATCTCCAGGCTGCCATCGGGCATCTCGATGAAGCGGTGCGGCGGCGAGGCGACGTGCTGGATGCTGCGGGCGTGGGGCGGGGCGTCGGCGTCGCGTGCGTTGGGCTTGAGGAAGAACACGCACGAGATCGACGGATTGCTGAGCTGTGCGCTGCACGGGCCGCAGTAGTTGCCCGGGCGCTCAGGCATCGTCGGCTTGTCGTCAATCACAGGGAGTCGTCGTCCGATCATCCTCGGCCTCGCTCTCGTCGTATCGCCGGACTACCTGCCGCAACGCCGGCAGGTATCTCACGCCGCCTTCGCTGCCCTTGCCGCCTCCTGCGTCCTGCGATCACTGTCGCTCGCAACGGTCCCGAGAAACGCGAGTAGCAGCTTGTCCTTCTTGCGGCTGTTGCAGCGCTTGCAGCTCGGCGCCAGGTTCAGCCAGTCGCCTTCCCCGCCCTTTGCAATCGGGGAGATGTGGTCAATGGCTGTCGCCTTGCCACCGCAGTAACAGCAGGGATCGCGGCGGATAATGTCTGCGTAGGCGTCAGCGGCCTCGCGGTCCCCGACGGGAGCGTTTCTCTCGGCCTCCGACCGACGCCGGGCAATGTTGGCCCAAGCATCGGGGTTCTCGGCGCGCCACTTGTAGGCGTACTCCTTACCCGTTAGCGGGTGTCGTTGGTAGGACTCGCGGCCTTGGCTGAGAAACTTTGCGTAGCGCTCAGGGTTGGCTCGCCGCTTCTGCCAGTCCCTTTCTACTGTGGAAGCCCGACGCTCAGGGTGCTCCTGCAGGTAGCGCGCCCTCGCTTGAGCGACCTTCTCTGGATTGCGCTCCGCATATCGTCGCTGGGAAGCGCGCACGGCCTCCCGCCGCTCCTCCTCCGTGGCGTACTTGCTCCCCCTCACGGCTGCGGAGCCTTTGCCATCTGGGCGAGCATCGCGTCATGATTTAAGTCCATGACCGCTCGGGCCTCCGCACACCTCGCGCGGCACCGGGTCAACGTCAGCTCGTTGTCCTGCTTGGCCTCCCCACCAGAACTCCAGTTGGTGGACCCGCTGAGGAGGTACTGCCCGTCGATGACGAGCAGCTTCAGGTGGCTGATCGCACCCTTGGAGCTGTGACCGATCGCCACACTGTTGCCGATCTGATCGTGATTGAACTGCTTGAGCAGTTCCCGCTCATGCACCCCGCCCGCCTGGGACTTGTCGAGGTTGAGCTGCACGTACAGGTGCGGGTCCTCCGTCGCCTTGACGATGATCGGCACCGCGTCGTCGTCATCCAGTCCGTACATGTTCAGCACGATTGACTGCCTGGCTTGGAGGAGCGTCCAGAGGATGACCTGGTGGACGCCGGTGTCCCTTGGGGAGTAGAAGCTGAGCGTGTCGGTCGGGTAGTCGGACGGGAACTTGCCGGCCTGCTTGAACTGGCCGAGGTCTTCCCACGCGAGGTTGGCGAGGGTTTGCTTCGGGTCGTTGACGACGTTGGTCTCGGGCTTAGTGTTCATCACGCCACCGTGTCCAGTGCCGCCTCGGCGTTCTCGGCCAACAGCCGCTCCATCACCTTGTACGGCAGCCACGTCCCGTGCGGGAACCCGCGCCCCCAGCTGTTGAGCAGCCGGAACGCCTGGCGCCGGTCATTCTCCGGGGATGAGAGGACCACCCGCATCTGATCGACGGTGGTCGCCCACCTGGTTGTGGCGATCTTGTACTTCGGGTCCGGGGTGAGCTGGTCACGCTTGACGTAGTCGCCGTCGACCGCCTGGGCCGTCCGGCTCCATGGCACGTGCCCGAGGGATCGCAGGACGGCCATGCCGGCGTTGACGGTCGTCCCGTTGTCATCGCCGGGGTTGCTCTCCGGGAACGGGTCGATGAGCTTTGCCTGGTCCCACAGCCACCGGGCGTCGAACTTCCGGCCCGTCAGCAGCGTCCGGTAGCGGCTTGAGCCGAACCCGACGCACGCTCCCTCGGCGCCCTGGTCATAGAAGTCCCACCAGGCGGCTGCGTCCTTGATCTGGTCGGGCTTCAGACATGTGCAGTGCCCGCCCCGGATGGTGCCGGTGATGCCCTTGGGGGCAAGCCACCACTGACCGTCAGAGTCCTGGACGGGACTGTCGAAGTCCGTGTACCAGTTGATTCCGATGGTGATGGGGGTTGGCGGTGCCGGGACCGTGGCGAGGGTAAGTGGGTACTTGGCGACGTGGTCGAAGTTGGGCGGCTCTACGCGCCCGAGTCCCCCGGCGCTCATGCGACAGGTGCGGTAGCAGGGGCAGGCTCGGGCGCCACGGCGGGAGGCTCCGGTGCGGGGGCAGCCTTGGGATGCACGGACACCTCGAACTCCGGCAACGCCGCCGCGGCCGGCGGGGCGCTGGCGAGCTTGTCCACCGCTGCCTGTAGGTCCCGAAGGGCCAGGTGCACCTCGGGACCGATAGGCGTGGGGAGGGCGCCGGTCAGGCTTGTGATGACCGGGAGGGCGTCCCGCACGAGCTGGGCGCCGTAGGTCAGCGCGTGGTACTGGGAGCGGCCCTTCAGGAGGTGTGCCTCGGCGAACGTCAGACCGACCGCGATGATGCCGGCGTTGGCGATGAGGACCACCGAGACGCTGTCGGGGATGCTCAGGGTGAGTGCGGCGGCGATCTGCACCAGTGCTTGGATGACCGCGATGACCTGCACCTTCGTGATGGGGTGGGCGGGCGCGCTCGCGCGCTGCTTGGTGGTGCTCATGGGGCCTCCTTACGAGGGGATGATTGGGCGAGCCGGTCAAGGCTCGCGGCGAGGTCTGCTATCCCGCCGGCCGTGGTCACGTCAAGCCGGTCGAGGGCGGTGTCGATACCGAGCGCCATGTGCGCGGTCTGCGCATCGGTGGCCTTGGCTTGGACCCTTTGGCCGACCATGATGATGCTCAGCAGGACGAGCTGAAGGAACGTCTGGGCGATCCACGCGATGAGCGGTGCCCGACCACCCTTGATGGCATCGGGGAGGCTGACCAGGGCGAGGGCGGCGAACACGATCGCGCAGACCATGGTGCCCACGGCACGGGTGATTTGGACGCCGGCCCGGTCAAGCAGGCTGTCGCCGTGGTGGTCTGCGACCTTGGGGGCGTGCCGGGTGAAGTGGCCGTGCTTGGTGGGCTCAGTCATGTGGGCGACCCGATGTAGGGCTGGCCAACCGCCAAGCGGAACGTCTGGCCGGTGTAACCCGCGAGCGTGCCGACGAGCAGATTGGCCTGGTCAGCGGCGGCCTCTGGGCTCACGGCCACGACCGCGAGTTCGGCGCCGAAGTAGCGGCCGGGCAGATTTACCGGGACGCGGTAGAGAACTTCCGCGGGCTCGGTCACCGGGCGCCCCGGGCGTGCAGGCGCTTGATCTCCCGGCCGACCGCTGCCCCACGGGCAAGGTGCGCGGCACAGTGCCCACGGTGCGGGTGGGTGTGACAGCCGAAGCGACGGATGTAGCCCCGGAGTTCTGACCGGGCCCGGTAGTCGGCGTGCAGGTGACGCTCGTCGCGTCGGTGCAGGTAGCCACGGGAGTGATGACGGTGGACGTGCCCGTGGGTGATGTGGAGCAGCCCGCCGAGGTCAAGGTCGATGTCGCCGCACAGCCCGGCCACACAGTGCGGGTAGAGCCCGTACACACCGTCTGAGCGTTGGTGGGCTATCGGGCAGGTGAAGATGCATGGGTGCGCCGGGCCATAGTCGGCGACCCACAGGCGGGCGCCGTCAGCGCCACCACCGGTCCACGTTCCCGGGGACGTGTAGACGCCAACCTCATGCCAGTGGTCGGCCGCACGGACGGCGCGCACCGCGGCGGGCACGCACCCGGAATTGAGCGGGACTTCGGCGTCGAGCTGGGGCGGCCCGGCGTTGGCGTCGAGCCCCCCAACCGAGTTGATCCGGGCGACGAGCGCGCGGCCCTGACCGGCACAGTCACCGGGGCGAAGGAACGCGTATGCGGCATGCCAACGATGCAGGGCCCTGAGCTGGGTCCAGTTGTGGAAGAACTGGTGGTCGGGGTAGCCGGCCTCGACCGCCTTGACCACGGCGGGCGTGTTGTGGACGGCCCAGTTGATGTAGTTCTGGCCCTCGTAGACGTCCACGAAGAACCCGCCACCAGTGAGCGTGAGGGGCCCGGCGCCCAGCTTTGGCTTCTCGGCGGGTGCGACGGGGGCGCAGGCGCCCATGTGGCCCCGGCCGACCGGGGTCCGGGAAGCGCATGCGGCTGGGGTCGGGGCACCGTGGAGCCCGTAGGTGACGGGCGTCGACGCAGGGGCATGAGGCTTGGCGTGGTGGGTGGTGGTGCCGCAGCCGGCGAGCAGCACGACGGGCACCATGAAGGTGACGAGACGACGCATATGGCCCTCCTCGGGCTAGAAGCGGATCAGGGTGCTACGGCTGGGCGATCTGAGATCACTGGGTGCAGAACCCCGCCGCGACACCAGCATTAGTGCAGTGGTCGGGTCCGGGTGGCCCTTGTGGACCTTGTGAGCCGGGTGGACCCGCTGGGCCGGGCGCGCCTACTGGTCCAGCTGGGCCAGCAGGGCCAGGTGGGCCGGCGGGGCCAAGCTCACCCTTCGCACCTGGTGAGCCATCCTTGCCGTTCTTTCCATCGGTCCCGTTGGTTCCGTTGGTGCCGCTGGCGCCCATCAGGCCGATGGGCCCTATCGGACCCAACGGCCCTGGGGGTCCCGGCGGGCCGCGCGGCCCCACAACCCCACCAGCCCCGGCCGGGCCGAGACCACCCGGCAGGCCGTTGCGGCCGGGCGCGCCCGGAATCGGCGCCTGCCCCTTCAGGTACTTGAAGATCAGCGTGGTGCGTCCGATCGCCTTGGCAGCGACAGCCTTCGCAGCCTGTACTCGTGCGGTGTTGGATGCCGTCTGCGCATCGCGAGAGCGCCGGTTCGTCTCGGCGAGACCCCGCGTATCCTTCAATGCGAGATACCCGATGGCGGCGGCCGCGATTAGCGCGGCGACGATGGCGACGGCGAGCACAAACCAGTTGCGGCGGGCGCTCATGGGCGCACCAACGTCACGAGTTCATGCTCGGTGAGAGTTGCGGCGCCTTGGACGACCGCCAGCGCGTTAGGCGGCCAGTGCCGAGGCTCAGCATCGACAACCCCTATGGCACCTATCCGCACGCCCTCGAAGGAGACAGGTGCGCCCACCCAGGCACCGTAAAACGCCACGGACGGACACAGTTCCAGCATGGGAACATCGCGGGTGTTGTCCGCCGCTAACCCGTCGCCCATGCTGTTGAGCAGGTGATAACAGAAGCTGTTGGTCGGCGGCATCCCGCCAGGATCAAAGTCGGGCATGCCCACGGCGCCGATCGCGAACGCTTTCTGGGTGGTTATGAACGTGACGAACGCACCCTCGCAATCCAACTCCGCTCGCAGGCCGTCGCACACCCTGTTGAGCGTCGGGTCTGGCACGGTCCTGATCCCCTTCCGTGCCCGCCGGATCGCCTGGTTCTGGGTGAACTTGTCGAACAGCTTCATGCTAACCACAGGGGAGCTTCAGTCTGGCGCCCACCCGCTGCTGCGCAAGGAAGGCGTCCTCGGCCCGCGCCAGGGCGCTCGAAACTTGAGCAACCTTGCGCGCTTCAACGATGATCTGATTGAGGGCATCCTGACCCCGCGCGTTCGCCCGCGCCAACTGGCAAATGTGAATCTGGTTGGTATGGATCACGGTGGCGAAGTGGTGCGTGTTCCGCAGCCCAACGTAACCGACGATGGTCGCCGCGAAGACCGAGAGGACCATCACCCCGGCCATAACGAAGGTCCGCGTATGCCTCCTCATCCGTGCACCAACTGCAGCACCGAGAAGCCGAAGCCGACAGCAGCGAGGACGACGCCGCCCGCAACAGTCCACATCGCACGCTTCATCGAGCGCACCTCGTCGGCGAGTGCTCCCATCGCGTTCACCAAGCCTCCCGAGCCCGAGATGCGCTCGTCCTGTTGGACCAGTCGCCCCTCGTGGTCATCTGCCTTCGTTTCGAGGTTATCGACGCGGCTCAAGATGCTCATGTAGTCCTCGCGATCATGTGAGCTTCCCGAGCCGTTCGGTGAGCTCGGCGACCTGCTTGCGAAGGTCGACGAACTGCGCATCCCCGACCTCGCGCAACATGAACGCGCTCGCCTGATCTGCGAGTTGCGCACGGTACGCGTTGCCAGCCTCCAAGCGTTTCTCTACCGCCGTCTCGGCTTTGGAGATCGCCTTCTCTGACCCATCGTGGATCAGGGTCATTTCGCGACGAAGCGTGTCAAGCCGAGTGACCTCAAGTTTCTCTGCGCTGTCAAGAGCGGCGGCGATCTGGGCGAACTGAGCGACGATGTGCTCCCGAAGCCTGTCGTCGCCCTCAGAGATGGAGTGGCGCAATCCGTCAGCCAGCACGGAGGCCGCCCTGTCACGCTCGCGCTCTGCCCTCTCGTCGGCACGTCGATTCTCGCTGAGAATCGCTTCGATGAACTCCTTGACCTGTCCTGCGACCCACTCGGAGGTAACGTGAGCCTCGCGGCGCTCCTCGGAATCAGCCATGGACATTCAGCCCCTCGATAGCGGGGGCAGGTAGGCCATCAGGCCGCCACACCAGCATCGTTGAGACCGACGATCCGGCCAAGGTCAAGCAGCACATCTCGGGCGACGTTCAACCTGTCGGGTGGGAACTGGTTGCGCTCCCCGTAGGTCGCAAGCTCATCCTGGGAGGCCCACGGGTTGCGCTTCAGATAGGTGTAAAGTCGCCCGGCGTCATCCAACGCCTGCTGGCGGGCCTTGTCGTCAGGCAGGGCTTGTAACGACGGGGTCTGGGCGATCGTGGTGTCGGCCGCGTAAAGCATCGGGCGCCTCCAAAGGTTGGGTGCGGCAGGGGTGGGTTAGATGCGCAGGAGAAGTTCGAGCTTGTAGTCGCACTGTGTGGTGCCGCCTTGCGTGCTGGCGGCAGCCCGGGAGTTGGTCCCGTCCCGGCCGACAAAGCCCGTCACGTCGTAGCGTCCGGCGGCAGTGAAGGTCAGGCCGGTCGAGATGTTGTTGATGTAGATCGTCTGGGCCGTGCCAGCCACGATGATGCTTTCCACGACGAAGGTGGCCCGGACAACGGCGGCCATGTTGGCGGGCAGCGAAACGCGGCTGTAGGTGTCGGTGCTTATGCCTGGGCTCGCTGCCCCGGCCCCGTTGTTAGAGGCGTGGGCGCCGGTCACGATGACGAACTGCGACTGGTAGTTGCGCGACTCGTCAATCGACTCCCGGGCGATCCGGGTGAGCGTTTCCTTCACGGACCGGACCCGCTGGCGAAACCCGACCGCAGGGGGTGAGATGCCGTCCGGGTAAAACGCCCACTGCACCGACACGATCTGGGTTGGTGTGAGGTCGTTGACCGCGATCCGTGGGAAGCGGCGACGGACACCATCCCCGGGCAGGCATTGCCACTCCGCGAGCCGTCCGCCGACGGGAAACACGGCAGGCTGAGAAGGATCATGCGGGTCGAACATCTGCACAATCTCCCGGCGCGCCTCCGGGCGCCCGTCCACGCTGATCAGCGGGCCCTGCCTGAGCGCCAGCAACGATTGTGCACGTTGACGTAACTGTGCGGGGGCCTGAATGTCACCGGGCGAGTCGTACTGGGTCCACGGGACAAGGTGTTTGCCGTACTCACCGAGGTTGAACGCCTCCGCGTAAAGCTGGCCGGAACCGGACGGGTCCGCCAGCCCTTGCGCATCCACGAGGATGGTGTCGGCTACCTGGTCGGCCGTCACGGTCACCTGCGGGGCGATCGTGTTGTCATGGTCAAGGATCACATCGGTGTCCTTGCCCACCCTGACCCTTGGGCATAGCCGGCCGGGGAACTCCCCGGACTCAAGGCTCATCGGCTCAAGCGTCGCTTGGTAGCCGTAGGAGTCCTGGAGGTTCTTGAGCTGCTGGTAGTAGCTGTCGTTTCTGATCTGCTGCTCAAAGATGCCTTGTGGGGAGAGCATGTTGGACGGGACGACGGTGAAGACGTTGGGCTGGTCAGAACGTTCCCAGTTAAATATGAGGCCCGCGCCACCGTACTGCTTGGCGAACTCGATAACGATCGGATACCAGCCGGAGATCCGGCCCAGGTAGGACTGGAAGTACCCGGACGTGATCGGCTGGAAGGGCCCGCGGGCGGGCCAATTATCGATGCTCTGCTCAGTCGGGAAGCGTGTCTTGCCGATCCAGACGCGGATCGCCACAGGCGAGATTGTTTGCACCCGGTAGTCGTAGTTGGCAAGGTCAAGGTAGATGGAGCCGGTCCACCGTGCCGAGAAGTTGTCTGGACCCCCGCCGGCTGGCTGCCAGTTTGGTGTTGCCTGGTTGGGGAAGTTGATCGTCGGGTCAACCCGGCGGGCGTACAGACCGATGCCGGTGGTGCTCATCGACCTGAGCGGGTTTAGCACCTTTTGGTAGCCGTACTGGTCGCCGATGAGGTCGACGTCGTTGAAGTACGCGCCGTCGAGACCACCGGGGGTGGGGCTGCCCGGGAGGTTGTAATCCCCATGGTCCGTTTGGGAGCGCATGAGAAACGGCCGTGCCCGGCGGACAACGAAGTGGTCGATGTCGATGTACTGGCCGGGGGAAGTGCCGTCAGATGAGTAGGCGATGGTGGGCTGGGCAATGGTCCCGGTTGCCATCGGGAGCACCCCGAGGAGCTGTCCGTCGAAGTAGTAGTAAACCCACCGGCCTCGTCCCTCTATCGCCAGGGAATGGCGCCCGGCCGTGATCGAGGTCCCGACGAGAGGGACTTGGATAACCCCGGAGCCTAATAGGGGGGTGTTGATGGCGCCTGGGAAGGCTCTCCCCGACGGGGTGAGTACCAAGGTGATGTAATTGTCACCCCCGCTGCCGTGGGCGCCGCCAATTCCGAAATACACGGCGTCGTTGGGGGCCATCGTGGCGGGGAAGGTGGCGGAGCATTCGACCCGCCATCGGCCCGAGGGGTCAGACGAGCCCAGGCCGGCGGGGAAGGTGTAGGCGGTTACCAATGTTCCCTGGGTCTGAAGGGTGCCACCCCCGATCAGCCGCACGTTCGACGGGACCGGCGAATCCGAGGCCAACGAGTAGAACCAGGTGCCGTTGTTCTGGCCGGTCCCCCCGTTGAACCGTCCGGTCTGGTCGAAGCCGTCGGCCACGATCGGCTGCCACAGTTTGGTGTATTCCTCCCACACGTCACGTGGGGCGTTGCACCAGAACCCGGCGGTCGTTTCCCTTTGCCCGTTGAGCAGCCACCACGCGTCAAAGCCGTTGAGGGTGATCGTCTGCTCATTCTCAACCGGGCTGACCGGGACACCGACGTAGAGGAGGTCACCGGGGCCTTTCCCCGACATCCGCCACACCTCGACGAACTCATCCCCAGGCCGGTACCGGGGGGCGATCAGGCTGAGAAACCGGTCGCGGTGGTCACCGTCAGAGCCCGAAGCGTTGGGCAGGGTGACCTGGAAAGCACCCTCCTGGGAGGTGCGGCGTTCGTACTGCCCGGACATGAAGCCCGACCGACCGTTGATGGCCTCCCACGACGGGGCGTAGGAGAACCCGCCGACCTGCACGGCACCGGGCCCGGTGCTCGGTTGGATCAGCCGGAGGCGTATTTTCGCGGGCTGGATCTCAACTTTGCCCCGCCGGTTCTGCTTGGACTGGCCGGGCATTCAGCGCCCCTGAAGGTGCGGTATGGCGCGACTGTCGAGGAGGCTGGATGCGCCGAGGTCACGCGCACCGTCAAACGTGGGGCTGGCCGCCTGGCGCCGCTCGGTCGGAACGAGGACGACACGGTCGACGTAAAGGGCCCCGGCTCCGACAGGGGGCAAACCAGCGCTTATGAAGATGCCTTCGTTTACGGTGGCGTGGACGGACTGCCCCATGTAGAACCAGGCGTAAGCGGCGTTCCCCACGACGGTCGCCGTCGCGCCGCCGGTGTTGTTGAACCCGCCGTTGACGACATAGGTTGTGCCAGCGGCAGCGCGCATACGGGCCCAGAAGCCGTACGTGCCGAGCGGACCATCGGTCACCGCCCCGAAGTTCACCACGCCGGTCCCGCTGGTAGCGACCTGGACGACCCGCGTATTGGTCGATCCCGCATCGGTGACCGCGACGCCTTGCGGGCCGAGGTTCATGGCGCCCGCAATCACACTGCCAGGGCCGGGCCTGTTGAACCCCAGCCGCATCGAGGCATACCCGTAGAGGCCGGACGCCTGCACCTCGTTGTAGCGGGCGGCAACACCGTAGGACTCGCGATTCGCGCCGCCATAAGCCTCGTTGCCGGAGTGGGCGCTGACGTGTGCGGCAGACACGACCGAGACGATCGTCGTCCCGAGGACCCCCGGTCCCGCGACGATCGGTTGCACGTAAAACCACGGCTCGGTCAACGCGGCAAAAGTGCCAACGTTCGGCGTCTCGCCCGGCGCCGTGAGAGCGTCGTCTGAAGGGCCCACGGCCGGCCCGCCCGCGCCCGTCCCGACATACATGCTCGCCAGGTAGTTGGGGGTGAACATGAGGCGGCAACCGTAGGGGTTGCTCGGGTTGATGTAAGCCTCAAACCTCGGGCCGGACCACCCGCGCTGCAAAGTGACGTAGGTGTCGATCCGGTACTGCGGGACGGTCGAAGACTCAAGCGTCGAGAAGCGCAGCACCGCCCGCTCAGCCGTGTACTCCATCACCGTCGCGAGCGCCCCATTGTTGCCTGCGATCGCATACGCGTGCTGGGTGTAGGCGGAGGCCGACAGCGAGTCCCAGACCGTCACCCGGCCCTGCTCGCCCCACCCACCGCCGACCTGCGCCACGTCAACCGCGAGCACACCGGCCGACACGAACCGCACCCGGCAGTGACCGTTCTGGAGCAGCGGGGCGTCGTTGCCGGTCAGCGGCTGGTCGGGACCGTAGATCTCCTCGTAGCCGTATGTGGCCTGGTTGTCGTCAGGCCGGTAGCTGGCCGAGTTGCCCCTGGTGGCGGTCCACCCCGCACCAGGGCTGTCACCGTCGAAGTAGACGGGGGTCGCCGCACCGGGCGAGACGATCACGTCGTCGATGTTGAACGTGGCGGCAGCCCCCTGCGTGTAGATGTAGAGGTATGAGTTGGCAGACCAGGCGGTGGGGGTCCAGGCGACACTGAAGCGTTGCCAGGAGGTCGAGAGGACGCAGTTCTGCGTCGCGATCCCGTTCCCGACAAAGTTGTCTTCCATCGCGATGGCCACGGTGGGGGTGCCACTTGCGGCTTTCAGCCAGACCGCCATCGTGTAGGGCTGGCCGGGGAGAAACCCCGACGAAATAGACCCGGGCGTCATCGCGTAGGCCACGCCCTGGGTGCCGGTGGCCCCGGTGACCACCTTCATGCTGGCGCTACCACTGTGGAAGGTCGTCAGGTCGCTCGTAGCCGTTGCTGCACCACTAGTGATTGGACCATTCACACTCGGCTGGTAGCCGGTGATGCCAGTCTCAAGGTTGGGGTTGCCGGCCAGGTTGACGAGCCCGTACGGACCCATTGAGGGTGAAGCGTTCGGCTGACCGTTCCAGACATAGTTGGGCAGCGAGCCGTCGAAGTAGAGGACCGTCGTCTGCGGGTTCGCGACGCCGGTCACATCGACGACGTGGAACTGGTCGATAAACACATCGGCCGCAACCTGGCTGCTGGTTCTGATCCCGGCGTAAACGGTCGTCTCATCCTGAGATGGCGTCCAAAGGGCGTAAGTCGTCTGGGGTGTCGTACCGCTTGGGGCAACCCCGAGGCCCGTCGCGCTGTCCGCACTGGCTGCCCCAAGGAACACCTGCATGACAGGGTTCGTGCCGCCGTTGTTGCTCATCACGCAGCGCACCATGTAAGTCCGTCCGGCCTTGAACGCGCCCTGCGCCGGGAGCGGCAACACTCCGCAATCCATCCCTTCCAAGGCCGCAGAGCCGGGGGTTTGGAGTCGGCCCATGAACGACCCGATCTGCCCTCGGGCGCTAGTGGTGGCGACTTCCGTGATCGAAGTCACAGGATTCGTAAAGTAAGCCGAAGCCCAGCCCCAGCCCATTGGCGTAGACCCCGCTGTTCCCGGAAGCTCAAAGCTCGGGTTAGGCACGAGGTTCGTGTAGATCGCGCCCTGCGATCCGACCGGCGGGGGCCACGCCGTGAGGCCCTGCCGGTCGAGGATCACCACGTCACCCTTGCGCTGGTCGGTCTCGGCCTGCTCGAAACTCACCACCGCCGCGTGGGCAACACCCTGCGCGACCATCCCCGCCCCGTCCAGACCGACCCACGGATTGAGAAGCACCGGCGTCCGGTAAGGCCCCAACGCGTCCCTGACCCCGACCGGCAGGAACGTCAACTGCAGCACCGGAAGCCCTGAGAAGTCGGTGCCAAAAACAACACCCCGGTAGTCACGCTCGACCGTTGACAGACGCAGGTCCCAATGCTCCACCCGTCTCGCATCACGGTGTGTCCGTTGGGAGCCGCGTTTGAACGCTGAGTCGAGCTCGAGCTGGAAGCTGCCGGTCTGCGCCCCGCCCTGGTCGGCGACGTAGCTGATCTGGCCGCCACCGATGCTGATCCACCCGTTGAGTTCGGGGTCCTGGGTGTAGGCGAAGTACAGGCCGGCCTCGCGCAGCTCGGCGTTCTCGACCATTGAGCGCATCTGGCGGCGCATCCTTGCCCCCGCAGCGAACGGGCCACCCGGGTCGGCGGAGAGACCGTGCAGCGGGAAGACGAACGTGAATTGCCGGGGGCGACGACGGGCGACCGCCACCCCGCCATCGTCGGCGGTGAGCATGTCCCCCACCGCTTCTTGGAGGTTGTCGGGGAGGCGGGCGAGCAGAAGCCGGCCAAGGCGGACATCACGGACCACTGGCATGTCTAGGCGCCGAGGCCGATACCGGCCAGGTCAGTCTCAATCTGCCCCGACCCCGGTGCGGCAAACGACAGCGTCCCGCCGGCATCCTTCAGGGTCTGGGTGTTCGACGCGACCTCGCTCGTTGCGTCCACCCCGGCCTGGGCAATCTCGTTGCCCTTGTTCTGCAGGTCGATGAGGTCCTGCAACGCCTTCACGGGGTCACGGGCATCCATCGCCTGCCGGGTCTGGATTGCCCGAAGCTCATTCTGGAGATCCGGGACGATCGTCTGGCGGATGAAATCCGCCCGGGACTGGCCGCCCCTGTTGAGCGGGTCGTTGATCTTCATCCCCGCCAAACGGGACTGATCCAGCGAGGTCTGCCCTGACGCCGCCGTCTCAGCGGCCGCCTGCTGATCAGACGCAGCCTGCTTGAGCAGGTCCGCAGCATCAGACATCTTGTTGACGATGGCGGTCCACGCCGCCTGCACCGCCTCGGTGGCAGCCATCCCCCCCGCCACATCATGGGTGGCCACGGCAGCACGCCGCTGGGCCTCCAGCGCGGTCAGCTGGGCCTCCATCGCCGGCAATACCTGCTGCTGGATCAGTGCGGCCTGGGCCCGGGTCGCTCCCGGCGTCCCCGCGGTCCCGAGACTGCGCTGCATCGCCGTCAGGTAATCCCCCGACCCCGTGGCCATCGTCACCGCGTGGTTGGTCCGGTCAACACCCTCCTGCGCCTTGACCTTCACTATCTCCCGAACAAGCTCTATCCCGTGGGTGACCGTCTCAGCGATCTGGACGTTCACCCCGTCCAACCTGGCGCTGAGCTCGTCCAACACCGCCTTCGGGGCGTGATGACGCTTCGCCGCCAGCTTGATCTGCTCAAGGTGACGCTTTGCCGCCTGCAGGGTTACCCGCTCAAGAGTGTTCTGCCCCTGCTCGGACGTGAGGCCAAGGCTCGATGAGGGGTCCACTGCGGCGATCCGTAGCCACTGCTGGCGGGTCACGTCGTGCTTGGCGACCTTGTCGATGGTGTCCTGCACCGTGTGAGCCATCAGCCCGAGCCGGTTGCCGATCTGCGCGTCCACGATGGCAAGTGCGGACTGCAGGCGGCGTGTCCCGATGGCGGTGAGACCGTGGGCGTGAAGGCCCCGCTGGACCACATGGACGGTCCGGTCAAGCTGGACCATCGTCGCCTTGGAGACCAGGCCACCGATATGGGTGAGTGTCCGGCCGATCTTCCCGGACACGTCAGAGTCCGCATCCTTGGCGAGCACCCCGAAGTCCTTGGTGGCCTGGGTCAGCATCGACGGGCCGAGGCCCACCCGGGCGACATACGCACCAGCCGCCTCAAAGTTCGGCTGGCCGACACGGCCACCACGACGCAGGCCCGGCGGGTGACGGGTCGCCGGGAAACTCTCAGGCTGACCGGGCATCCATGACGCGCCGCCGCCATGCCCGTGCGAACTGGTGCCGAAGAACCTGCCGCCCAAGCTCATCACCGTGTGCGTCGGGCTCGCGAAGATCGAGACGCGCTTGCCCGGCCCCGACTGGCCATAACTCATCAGCCCCGTGGAGTCCAGCGGGGAGTTCAACGCGCGGCCGGCGCGCAGGACCGCTGACACCGACCCGGAGCAGTCATAACCGACACCGGGGCCGGAGCCGTGGCCAACACCATGCGTCGGGCTGAACGTGGAATTGTGCCCGCCCCCCCACTCATAGTTGTACTGCTTGGCGTTGATCGCGCCGGCCTCCGCGACCATCCGCGAGAACGCGCTGCCGCCAGCCGCCATCGCGCGCCCCCGGTTACCGAACGGTGACGGAGCGGACGGGCTGACACCACCCGGACTGACGTTCGGGATCGTCACCGCGGCCGCCTTCACCGCGTCAGCCACAACGCTCGTCGTGGACAGCGGGTCGCCCTTCAGACCTGCGTCAAACCCCGTCTGGAAAGCGCTCATCGGGTCAAGGCCCGTCTTGGACGACAGCTTCGGGCCCTTCGTCAGCTTGCCGGCCGTGACCGCACCCAACGCCGACACGGGTGTGCCGGCGCTCGCCGACGCGATCTGAATCGCCCCCTTGAACGTGGACGCGCTGACCCCGAGGGCCTGGGCGAGGCTGCGGCCCATGTCGAGCTTGTAGAACTTGTTCTGCTGGCCGTTGCCGATGTCGTCCTTGGCGCCCTCCACGACCTTCGCGTTGGGGCCCTGGCGCAGCAACAGCTTCGTGCCGTAGGCGAGCTTCCCCAAAGCGGTCGCCGTGTTGAAGTTCACCTGGCTGCCCGTCAGACCGGGCGGTGACAGCTCGGCGAACCCGCCGGGGAAGTGCTTGCCGCTGGACGTGGCGCCGGCATCGTCGTAAACGGTGGCGCCGATCGTCGTCCAGTGCGGCTGGAAACCGACGTGCTTGGCGCGGTGATGCGCTGCCCGGTGATGCGCTGCCCGGGGATGCGCTGCCCGGGGATGCCTCGCCCGACCGTGACCTCCGCGTCCGCCACCGGGCAACGCCCAGCCGCCGGTAGCGAAGTGAGGCATCTGCATCGACAGCGCCTCATCCATCGTGTGCCCGGCAGCCATCAAATGCTGCCCGTGGTCGGTGATGACCGCCGCACCGTGCGGCAGCATCGCGAGCACGTTGTCAGCCGCTACCCGGGCCCCCGGGACCGTCATCGCGCGCCCCTGGTGGATGACCTGCTCACCGGAGGACACAAGGGCCGGGACGAGCCCGCCGTTGGCGAACGGGATAACCCCGCCCTCACGGCCTGTGAGGAAGTTTGTCACGGCGCCGGCCGCGCTGTTTCCTGCCCCGATGATCGTGTCAAACGCACCCTGCAACGGCGCGGGCAACAGGCCCTTGATCGCGTCCACGACGGCGCTGGGTGCAGACTGGATACCGGAGACAATCCCGCTGACGATGTTCTTGCCGAAGTTGAGGAACGTGGCCGGCAAACCACTGAGGAAGCTCTCCACGCTGCCGAACGCGCTGGTAAACGCCGAGAGGATCTGCGGGCCGAAGCCAACGGCGACGGCGATGACGGGGGCGAACGGGGCGGTGAGCAACCCGATCAGCAGCTTCCAGTGCTCGCCGACGAAGCCGAGGACCGCGTTGACCACGCTCATCACGGTGCGCGGGATCACCGCCATGATGCCGATCATCAGCTTCACCGCCCCGGACGCGATGTGGGGGATCAGGCCGAACCCCTTGGCGAGGAGGTTGAGGAAGGCGCCGAACACCTTGCCGACCACCTCGAACGGACCAGCCAGCAACTCGACGCCCTTGCCGACCACGGGGAGCACCCCGCCGACCGCCTTCAAGCTTGAGGCGATCTTGCCGAGCAGCCCGGGGCCGAACACGAACCCGATGACCTTCCCCACGTCCTCGATCAGAGGCTTGAGGGGTTTCGCTGCGGTGCCGATCAGCCCGAGGACACCAGCGAAGACCTTGATCACCACCGCAGCCACCTTGATAGTGGCGATGATGCCTGTCGCCACCCCGATCGCCACACCCTTCAGCAACGGCAAGATGATGTTCTGAAGGAACGGCAGGGCCGGTTTGAAAGCCTCCACCAGCTGCTTGCCCGCGCCGAACGCCTGCTTGCCGAACTGGCCGAGCGCCTGCCCGACCGGCCCCTTCAGAACCCCCTCGATGACCTTGAACACGGCGGTGAACGCTGATCCGACCGGCCCCATCGCCTTCGACGCCAGACCGATGGCCGCCCGTATTTCCGGGCCAAACGCCTTGATGAACTTCAGCTCGAACAGGGTGACCTGCTCGTTGAGCTTGACGACCTCCACATTGAGCTTCTGCATGTCCGCCGGGCTCAGGCCGCCGGTCTGCTTGCCGATCTCCTCCATGTGCTTGGTGATCGGCCCCTCCTTGAACAACGGGCCGAGCTGGGAGGCGCCGCGTCCGAAGAACGTGCGGGCCAGCTGCGCCTGCTGAGTCTGATTCCCCAGGCCCTGGATGTGGGAATGCAGGAGGTCGACAAGGCCGGGGATGTTGTTCTGCATTCCCGCCGCCTGCTTCGGGTCGATCCCCAACTGGCTGAACGCAAGGGTGGAGGCGTTGCCCTTCCCGGTCCGGTTGGCCTGCAACGCCTTCTGAAGCTGTGAGGAGGCGGTGGCAAAGCTCATCCCGAGCGTCCGGGTCGGTAGGTCATGCTGGGACTGCGCGATGATCGACAACTGCAACGCCTGCTGCTCACTGATCCCGGTCTGCCCGCGCAACCGGTAGGCGTCCTCCGTCACCTTCGACGCCTTCTCATACGACGCGTACGCAACCCCCGCGCCAGCACCAATACCGCCGAGGGCGAGCCCACCCACAGCCGTCGCAGCGGCGGCCGCACCCCGCCCCGCACCACCACGGGCCCGGGTGACAGCCTCACTGATGTGCTGCCGGACGGGTTTCGCGGCTTCCGTGCGCACCCGGCGCATCGCCTCAAGCTCCCGTGCTGAGGAGCGCTCCATCGTGGACGCAAGCTCCGCGGCAGACCTCCCCGCCGCATGCTGTGCCCGGATGATCTGCTCGTAGGACACGCCCAGCTCACGCTGCTTTGCGATCTCCTTATCCAGGGCGGCGTTCACGGTCTGGGAGCGCTTGATAGCCGAGACCGCGATCTTCGTGTCCGCCTGGGTGGCCATCCGCTCCAACGTCTGCCACTGACGCTGCGCCACCTTCGCCGACTGCTCAATCGTGGTGGTCGCCTGCTTGGTGGACTTGTCGAGTCTTTGGTCAGCGCGAGGGCCTTGGCGACGCCGCGGTCCACCGACTGCAGGACGTACCTGATCGCAACGTCGACCTCGCGCGCCATCAGAAACGCGCACCCATGACCCGGGCAAGGGCACCCGTCTGGCCCTTCACGAGCTCCACCTGCGTGTCAACCTCATCCTTGCGGACGGTCTCGTGAAGCTTCAGCAGCCGTTTCGCCAGGGAGGCGGCCATCGTCCATGGCATCTGCCGGTACTCCGATGGCTGGATGCCCCCGAGGTAGGCGAGGATCGCCATGGTGTCTAGGTACCAGTCGTCCCAGCCGGCGGGGTAGGAGGGACCTCCTCCTCGTCCCCACCGTTGAGCTGGGTGAGGAGCTTGGCGGCAAGCACGTCGCCAAGCGCGATCACCTGCTGCTGGGTGGGTCGCTTGTCGCTCTCCCCACGCAGCAGGATGCGCAGCTTGGCGTACACCGCGTCCTGGACGGTGTTGACGTCCTTGTAGGTCCCCTCCAGCTGGGAGGCGTCGTAGCTGCCCGGGTCGTCACGTTGAGCACGGGCCTGCGCTGAGATGCGCGAGGCGTTCTCCGCAACGCCAACGTCGACCTTCTGGAGTTCCCGCCGGATGTCGGGGGTGACGATCGTCCCCTTCCAGGAAGTCTCGTCGGGCAGGGTCACGTCGAACGTGCCCTGCGCGATCTCCTCGACCGCGTTGAAGCTCGGGCTCATGGTGTCTCCTTATCTGTGCCCCTCGGGGCTGTGATTACGATGCTGATGACTTCCTGCTCGTGTCCGCCGACAGTGAGGCGCAGAAAGTCCAGGACCTCGCTGCTATCAACCCGTTCACCGGGCCCCAGCACGAACGTGCCGAGAGTCCGCTGGTCGAGGTCGTCCTGCATGACTCGCAATGCCCGCCGTGTGCTGCGTGTGCGTGATTGCAGGGCACCCATCTCCCGGAGGACCGTCTCGATGACGGCCGGGTCCATCAGATAGGCGTGGCCGACTGGTTGTTGACCGTCACCAGGATGTCCGTCCCGTCAGATGCGCTGTAGTAGCCGCGGCCATCGAAAGCCGCCGTCTGGTTGCCTGACGCGGTCAGCGCATCAACGCCGCCGCCCTCGATCTCCGTTGCGAACTGCGTGATCACGATGCTGTTGCCGGCCACCGTTGGGTCGGCAAGCGTCACCACTACCTTTTGGATCTGGCCCCACTGCATCGCCGTCTCCTGGATCTCCTGGGTATCCTCGAAGCCGACATGAAACGTCACCGTGTGACGTGCGATGATCTTGTGGTAATGCGGAAACCACAACTGGCGCAGGACGCCCGGTGTACCCACAACTCTTTGCTCAGAGCAGTGCCCCGCCGACTGCCAGTCATAGCGACCGTTGTTCTTCACCCCGAAGGAGAACTGGTTGATACCGATGGTGCTGGTCCCCCCGTCGAAGACGATGGTCGCATCGCGCACCAGTATCGGTTGAGCGTTGACCTCCGGGATCACCCCGGTCGGCATCGCGACCGTCGATGGCTCCTGGCGCATGTACAGCGGGTGGGCCTCACACGCGACGGTGCCCGGCCCGTCGAACGGGAAGGTGCACTCGACGGATTCCAGGACCGCCCCGGTCGCCTTGTGATGCATCGAGTCGCGGATGATCTGGAGGTTCAGGGAAGGAATAATTCCCGCCCCGAAGGGGAGCACCGATAGCGGGTGGGCATACGGGCCCGCGCCGGTGATGGCTCCCTCAGCGCCCATCACCGACTTGAGGGCTTTCTCCATCGTGTAGCGGTAGGCGTCGACGGTGAAGGGGATCGTCGGGGTGGCCTTGAACGGTATCGGCGGACGACTCGCGCGGACACCAGTGACCTCGTTGTCACGGTTGATTACCCCCTTGCCCCAGTCCGCCGTGGCGGTTATGACCGGCCACGCGTTTGTGATGTCGGGGATATCGGCCGTGGGGAAGTTGACCGTGTCGGCGACCATCGTTTCGAGGTTTGTCCCTCCGGCCGCACTGTTCGGGTCGTTGGTCAACCCGAAATAGCGGCGGAAAGGTGGGGGCGTGTAAATCACAGGGGCCGGCATCAGTTGGTGCCCTCCTCGCCCTTCGGCGCGGTCGTCGTCGTGTCATCGGTCGAGGTCGTGACCGTGATCCCGGCCTGCTCGGCGTACTTCTTCGCCGCGGCGAGCAACGTGGACCCGGTCAACGGCCGGCCCTTGTCGTCCTGCAGCTCGCCCATCACCAGGGCGGCACGATCAATCGGGACGCCCTGCTCGTTGACGACGCCGATGCCCGGAAGCTCGGACGGCTCGCCCTCAGTGGTAAACGCGGAAGGCACGGGGCCGTCCTCCTCAGGTAGGGGTAAATTGCTGCGCTGCTGGGCGACCGGGCTGCTAGGTCGGGGAGAAAGCCCTACGGAACTCGGTCTGGATCACGAGCTCCAAAGCCATGAACGGGATCTCGTTGAAACCGTCGGTCAGCGTCCGCGAAGTGGTGCGCTTGGACCGGTAGGCGGCCGTCCTAAGCGTGCTCTTGGACGGCTCGATGAGATCAGCGTCGAGGGTGTCCCGCACCTTGTCGAAGTAGGCCTCGACGGTCGATGCTTCCTGCTCGATGTCGCTCGTAGGGACCACCACCCGGACCGCAAAGTTGAGGGTGTCGGTCACGATCTGCGCGGCCGGGATCTCCGACGGGCTTGGGAGCAGCCAGTTGTAGACGGCGGGGGTTTCGATCTGGGCGGGGCGCCACCGGTACACGCGGAGGTTGCCCCGGTCGACGGTCTGCTCAAGCGCCGTGAGTGCGTCGAGGAAGGAGGTGAGGGAGCCGGCGCTCACCGGAACATCCGCTCCGTTGCGGTCGCCGCACCCTGCTCGAGCAGGTGCTGCGCTTCGATGGCGGCCTCCTCACGGGTGCGCTCGATGAAGCGGGTGGGCTTCTGACCCTTGCTTGACCGGCGAAAGGACCCGTCAGCGAATCTCAGTGCTGCCCGGCCGCTCGCGGCGCGTGCTGCCTTCGGGGTGATCTTCGAGTGGTACTCGACGTGCAGCCCGCTGCCCCGGTCAACGTACTTGGCGTACTTCTCGCGGGGTCTGACCGTCCCGGACACACCCGTCTGAGTGTGGTTGACGGTGGCGGAGATGTTCTCCCCCAGCCGACCGGTGCGCCCGCGCGGGGCGTTGCCACGCATCCGATCGCGGGTCAGGTCAACGGCGGCGTGCATCGCCTCAGCACCGGCCTTCTCAAGGATTGGCAGGGTGCGCTCAAGGTCGCGGACAACCTGCTCCGGGGTGATCATGTGCTGATCTCGCAGTAGGAGTCGATCGTCAGCTGCGCCCACCGCGGGAACTGGGCGTAGGTGAACACCCCGCCCTCCCCCGTGTCGACCCGGTCAGCCCACGCGGCGTCACGCTCCTTCGCACGACGGGCAACCATCGACAGGACCGTGTCCTTCAGATCACCGGGGATCGGGTGATCCCAAACCGGCCGGTCACCGTCAACGACGCCGGGTACAGGGCGGCAGCGAACACGGCCGGGTCGGTGATCACCACCCTGCGCACGTAGGTGTCGCGCAGCGTGCTGTCGCGTTCCAGCGTGTACTGGGTGGCCAGGAGCGGGACGAGGCCGACAAGGACCGCGTCCACCTCTCTCGCGTGGGGGATCGTGACCGCCACCGCAAACCTTGTCGGGTAGGCGACGGGTGGCGGGCCGACCGGGGAGATACCTGCCGCCCCTCCCGCACCCGGGCCGTAGGGGTTGATCGGGATGACCACCGACACCGGTGGGGCCGTGTCGTTCCCTGACGCATCGAACGGTGGGGTGGGTGCGAAGCGCTTACCGGTGCGCCGCTCGACATGCTCGGACACGCTCTGGATCAGCAACGTCAGAAACACGTCGTTCTTCGTGTTCTGCCAATCCAGGAACGTCTTGACGTCATCGAGCCCGACGAGCGGCGCCGCCGGCATCAGCTACTTGCCCTCGGCCTTCGTGCCCTCGGCCTTGGGGGCCTTGGCGGGGGGCTTGCCAACCGACTGGTCAGCCACCCGGGGTGACTGGGGAAGCACCACAACCGGGGGACCAGGTGCAACAGCCCCATCGGCCGGGTCACGCCCGACGAGCTTCGCCGCACCCGCCACCGAGGTCGGAACCCCGTCAGCGGTCACATCCGACAGGGGCAGCACGTTGTGCTGCTCACGGGACGCGACCTCGTCGGGGTGGGCGAACTCCTCGGGGACCGCGTCGTGGGCACCGGTCTCCTCCCACACCGGGTAGCCGTTGGCGTCACGCTCAAGGCGGGCCGCCTCCCACTCCGGGGTCCATGACTCCAGCTGCTTGGTCTCACCGGTGATGATGTGTCGCAGAAACGCCGGCATGGGCGCTCTCCTTTCAAGGGTATGTGCCGGGCCCCGCAGGACCCGGCACACGGAGGGTTGACGGGTCGGGTTAGGCGGCCGGGTCGCTCACGCCGGCACCAGCCAGCCCGAGACCGTCGGTCACGTTGAGGATCGCCAGCTGGTAGGGGCGAATGACCGCCGCCCCGTACAGGTGCAGACCCTTCAGGGCGTCAGCGAACGCGGACGGGGGCCGGTAGGCCTCCACCTTGTTCAGCTGCTCGGCGTAGGACACCGCCGAGGACACCCCGCAGATGCACTGGTAGACCGGGGTGGCGCCGGGGACGACCGGCACGTTGTTGGAGGTCATGATGTTGAACCCGGCGGCCTGCCCGATCGCGCCGGCCAGCAGCACCTGGTTCTGGTCAAGGCCCCGGGTGCCGATGAACCGGGTGTCCAATCCGAGGGCACCCTCAAACCAGGCGGGGACGATCGCCCACCGGCCCGCCAACGGGACGTTCGTCTCGTTCATGGCGATCTTCGCCTGGACGAGCGCGTTGTAGGCGAACTTCGTCGCGTTGTCGATGTTCAGCGGGGCGGCGACCGTCCCGACCTGCACCGCCGGCTGCGGCGATGCGGTTGCCGACGCAACGATCTGCGCGGCGATGTACTGATCGGCGATGTCTGACAGGCGGTAGCCGGCACGGTCCAGGGCCTCCGGGACCACGTCGATGCTGGCCTGCCGGGCGTCGACGTCGTCCACCTCAAAGTTGAACGCCTGCGCCTGGTTGATCGTCATGGTGCGCTGCACCCCGGCAAGGACCTGCGGTGCGGGGATGCTGACGTTCGGGGTGTAGGTGAAGATCGACGGGTCACCAATCGAGTTGATGACCACCGAAGACCCGTAATCGGCGATGTTACCCTGGTAGTCGCGGTTGACGACCCCCGCCTGCCCAAAGATCAGATTCTTCTTCTGGGCTCGGAGAATCAGGGCCGACCAGATGGTCGGCTTGAAGTTGTTGATCGACACGTCGTGCCTCGTTTCATTGGTTGGTTGTGGCGGCGCACAGGCACGACGTGCCGCAACGCCTTGGCCTACGTCCTGCTGGTGGTCTGCTTCTCACGCTCGGACTTGATGACCAGGGCCACCTCGTCCCAGCGATCGGCGATCTCTTCCGCGGTCATCCGGTCGACCTGCTCCATCGTCAAAGGCGCCTTCGCGCCCCCCTTCTCAGGGGTGACACCGGGCTCCATGACCTGCCCGATCTGCGGCCGGTCGGGCTGCTTGTCGACCAGGTACGGCTTGGCCTTGGCAATCCGTGTAAGGGCTTCCTCGGCGAGCGAGTCGTCCTCGGCCTCATCGTTGGTGAGACGGTCCACCACGTCCTGGGGGTCACGGAACTTCAGGCGGGTCGCTATCCGTGCGACACGCTGGTCACGCTCCAGCCGGGCGAGACGGCTCTGCGCCTCGACGGCCTCACGCTCCTTGGTCTCCGCGAGCTTCTGATACTCGCCCTGCTCGCGCTGACGTTGCTCCTCACGCTGCTTGGTTTCCGTCTCGGCTTTGCGCTTGGCCTTCTCCCCCTCGGCGACCTTGCGCCTCAGGGCATCCAGCTCGGCCTTGCTGACCGACACCTTGCTCGGGTCCTCACGCGGCTCAGGAGCCTGCTCACGCTCCTGCTCCTGCTGGCGGCGCTCGTCTTCCTGACGGGCCTGCTCCTGCTGGCGGCGCTCGTCTTCCTGACGGGCCTCCTCCTGCTGGCGCTGCTGTTCGCGCTCCTGCTCGGTGAGCTCTTCAGCCCCGGCGATCCGGGGGTACTCGTCCAGGAACTGTGCGGGCGTTAGCCCGCTTGCACGTCGACGCATGGCGTCTCCTTGGTGTTCGTGCCCGCGCGTTTTGTGACTCGCTGCGATGCGAGGCCATGCGGGCTCTTGGCAGGGGTGCTGCGGTAAGAAGTGGGGCGCCGTCAGGCGCCCGAGCGCAATCCGCTAACGCGGGTTTTCGCGATCAGTCGGACTGGTAAGTGGAACCAGGCAAGCGGCGTCGCGCCTAGGGGATACGATGCCGGGGCGATGGGTCAGCACCTTATGACGGAACCAGTTCCGTGGTCCCCCGCTTGGCGCGACTGGATGGCCGCACGGGCACGCCAGCCGGCCATCGTCCTGGACGCCGAACCCCTTGCCGGTGCCCCCGAGTGGCACGAGGAGACACTTGATTCTCGAGGGTCTGTCCGTCGCGATCCCAGGCGAGGAATGTGGGTCGTTGCCGCCCACCCAGGGGACGATCGAGCGTGGTATCCACCCGCGCGGAAGCGCTGGATGCCCAACCCGCCCAGTTCGACGGCCGCACAACTCGGCACGTGCGTTCGGCGTTGCCGTCTCGCTCATGGAATGACCCAGCAGGACCTCGCTGCCAAGGCCAAGGTTTCAGAGCGAAAGCTCTGGCTCTTGGAAGTCGGACACCTGCATCACGCCTCTACCACCGGCAAAAGAGTCTCAGCCGCGCTGGGATACCGCTCCGTGAGGGCCATCGCGTCACCTGCTGCGAGCTAAGGTGGCACGACCCGCGAAGGGCCGTGCCACCCGGGATGCTTCAGATCAGGCGGTGTAGGTGACCTCAACGGTGATGAGACCGCCCGGGTCGGGAATCCCCGTCCCGGCGTGAGCGGACGTCACCACCAGCTCCTCACCCGCCGTCACCGCGGCCGCGTTGATTGTCATGGATGACGGCACACCAGAGACCAAGTTGACCCCGGCGACCAGGGCCAGCGTCGCGTGGACCGTCGCCCCCGCGTTGACCGTGATCGTGCGGGTGTTCGTCACCGCACCCGCCTGAGCCCCGGACGGGGTGTACTCCGCCGACGTGATCGTCGCGCCCTCACCGAGAGGGCCGGCGTCGAGCTGCTGGGTGTCATCGGCCAGGGCGCCGAGCGGGTCGGCAAGGCCGACCGCGACACGGGCGAGCACCGAGACGGTGTCCTCCTCCGCGGCGGACTCCCAGATCGCGCTGCCGTTGGCGGCACGCTGCTGCACGAGTCGCTGGTAGACCTCGCTACTGTCATCCAACCGCTCGGTGATGGCGCCGGTAGACACCTTTCGCAGATAAGCCATGGCTCGGTGGTTCCTTTCGATATGGGTTAGACGGGCCAGCGCGCCCGGGGGCTAGTAGCTGTCGGGGGTTGCCGACTGGTCCAGCGCCGGGTCGGCCTGCCCGGCCACAAGCGACTGGCTCATCAGCAGCACGTTCCCCGAGTCCACGGCAGGCATCGAGGATGAGGACTGCTTTACCGTCACCGCCCCGGAGCCCGTGTTCGCCTGGAGGATGTAGAACGTGGTCCCCGTCCCTGGGACTGCCGGGATTGCCACCGGGGAGCCCGTCAACGGGACTGCCGGCGAGCCGGGGGCCTGCACCTGGCCGCTCACAAGCACACTTGTTCCCGAGTCGGGAATCTCGATGCCGGACTGCACCAACGGGGCCGAAACACCGTCTCCGGTCTGGTTGCTGATCGTGATAGGCATGTTTTGAACTCCTACTGCTCGAAGCCGTAGATGTCGAACCACACGTTGACGACACCACCCGCGGTCGCCGGTAACAGCAACGTCACCGCCTGGCCCGAAGACGCGAAGGGCTGCGTCTCGATCCCCGGCATGTCCACGGGTGACAGGTTGTGCAGGCCGGCCCGGAAGATGTCCACGCCCGCGGCCTGGATGCGCGCGTCGACCGTCGTGGCGGCACCCGAGGCCGCGTCAGTGGTGATAAGGATGTCGGTGATGTAGAAGCTCTTGCCGACCGTCACCGTCTCCAACGGGACCGTCACCGCAACCGTTGTGGACGTGGCAACCTTCCCGACGTACTGCTTCGCGGTCTGCCCGGCCGCCATGAACCCGGCGTTGACCTTCTGGACACCGACCGTGGCGCCGCTCATACGAACACCGTCACAGTGGCCGTGCCCGAGACTGCCAGCTTATACAGCTGCCCACTGGCGACGGTGATACCGGCCGCCGCACCACCAGCCTCATCGGCGAAGAACTCCCGGATCGACTCGTTCGGTGCGAGAGTCACGCCAAGCAGGACCATCCCGCCCTGCTTGTCGAGGATCTGCACCTTGGCAGGGGCCAGCCCGGTGTCCTCGCTGACAGACCAACCGCGTAGATAGACCGGGCCGCCCTGTGGCGCCACGATCTGCGCGGAGGTCGCCCCGGAGGGCAAGTTGTACGGCGTGACGCTCATTCGCGCTCCTTTGTGATGACTACGGACAGGGGGGCTACTCGCCCGAGGAAGGGGTCTCGCGCAACGTCGCTGTCGCAGCAGGCGCCACGTAAGCCGCGCCCGGCTGCAAAGCACCCGGGTCAGTCCCCGCAGGCGGGTCGGTCAACGCCGTCGCCCCAAGCCGCGAGAGCGGGGCCATGTTGTTCGCCTGGATGTGCGGGGCGTCAGCCTGCTCATGCGCGTACGGGTTCATCCCGAGATACCGGCGACACTCATTCAGCGTCATCAGCCCGTTCGTCCAAGCCTGGGACATCGCGTCAATCTCCTCACGCCGGTTCCCCCGCAGGACCTCCGTCAGGTCAAACCGGACGAACAAGCCCTGGTTAGCCCACGCCGGCTCAGACTCGATGAGCTGCACCTGGATGGTCTCCTCGAGCAGCGCCAACCACGGTCTGAGCGTCGTCACGTAGAGGATGCGATGCAGTTCTTCCACGTTTGCATAAGAGCCGTGCGACAGGTCGCCGATCATCGGTGGGGGCACGTCGTAGACCATCGCGATCTCCTCCCGGTTGAGCTGCCGGGAAGCCATCACCTCGGTCTCCACCGCCGTATGGGAGAAGGACTGCCACGTAAACCCGGGGGCCAGCAGGGCCATCGCGAAAGCGTTGTCGACACCCTGGTGTTGCCGGTTGATCTCGGTGCGCAGCTCCTCCCGCTGGCCGTCCTGATACTTGAAGCCCTCGGGGGGGATGATCGCCCCTGCCGGCCTTGCCGCGTTCTGAAACGACGACACCAAGTAGCGGCGGGCCGCATCGTCAAGCTTGATGGCGATAGCCAACTGCCTCAGCGGGGAAACGCCGAGCTCGTTCGCGTTGCCGGACCCCCACGCGAAGTGCAGGCTGTCCTCAACCGCGAAGAACCGTTGCTCACCGGTCTGAAACGTCGACCACCACTCCACCGGGGTCCCGATCGTCGCCCACGCCGCCACATACGGCCACTGGCACGGAAGGATCGCCGATGGTGATGCCTCCAGACCGTTGCCCCGGTACTTCGCCATCAAACCGTTGCCGTGCACCAGGGCTGACCGGGCGAGACCCTGCTTCCAGTAGGACGCGCCGCGTCTCGGCGCCGGCGCCCTGAGCAGCCTGGCGGCAGGGTGGGTGGGGATCTCGTTCGCCTCGGACTGATCCGGCGGTGAGTCGTACACCTTCAGCGGAAGGGTCGCTATCTGCCTCGCCAGCTTGTTGATGACCGCCGCCGCGGTCGGGTTGGTCTCATAGATGACCTCGTAGGTCGCGGCGAGGTTATTCGCGAGGTCCACATGCCCCGACCCACCCGCGGTGACGATGTAGTTATCCCCCGTCGACGGGGCACCGGTCGGCAAAAGCCTCCCGTCAACGTCCTGGACGACGGTCATCTCGGCTGCTCCTGCACGACCGTCTGGACCCACACCCCAGGGCCCCTCGGGACCACGATCTCACCGCCGAGCTTCACCGCCTGATCCAACGACTCCGCGTTGACCAGCACGAAACAGTCCGGGTAGGCCTTGACCAACAGGCCCTTCAGCGAAGGCCCGGAGGGCACATGGATCAGCACCAGGCGCTTCTCATAGGACCGAAGGCCGCGACGGAGGCTCACGCCAGCACCTCGAACAGGGGTCCAGCGAAGGTTGACCCGTCGGTGACGCTGGCGACGCTGTAGACCATCGCGGCGGCGATCAAAGCGTCAATCTCACGCCGGGGCTGCTCAACATCAGCCGACCGGGAAGAGGACGGCCGGCCAAACTTGAAAGTGCCGTCCGGCAGGTCGATCGCGACAGCGTTGAGCACATGGCGGGTCATCTCCGGGTCTGAAACGTGTCGAAGGGTGTTGCTACGCAAAGCCTCCATCCACCGGCCGGCCGCCAAAGCCATCGGCGCCGTCTTCTGGGAATGCGAGACCGTCTCAGCGCCCAGCTCACCCTCGATCCACGCCGCGATCTGCTCACCCCCGGCCGAAGGGTCCAACACCACCCGCTCGATCGGTGTTTCCCTATGGATATCGAGCAGCGCCGCTTGGATTTGCTCAGGGCGCAGACTGTTTCCATCCCTTGGCGGGGTGATGATCCGTGCCCGGGTGACCACATGGCCCCAGTCGGTCTTCACCAACGGTACGGCAGCGGTCGCGTCCCACTTCCACCCGAGGTCGAGACCCACATCGCACCGGGTGCCGAGGATAATCGGCTCACCGGTCAGGCGGGCGTGCCACTCGTCCTCGCCGATCGCTGCCTTCTCCGTCCTCGTGGCCAGATTGCACACAAAGCGCCGCCAGTGACCGACCGTCATCGACGGCGAGGCACGCTTACGACGCAACGTCTGGACGGTCACCCCGCTGAACGGGTTCGCCGCCTTCACCAGGTCCAGATCCTCCGGGTCATCCCCGGCATGCAACGAAAAGTCGTGGAGGACCATCTCCCCCGACGCCGCGCGGGTATGACGACCGTCGATCGTGACGTCCGGTGCCTCCGTCCGCGCCCGCTCCCTCGTCAGCTCAAACTCAGAGCCCGGTTCCCCGGCCGTGGAGATCGCCACGAGCTGCCCGTCACGCTTTCCGAGCTTCCCGCGCCACGTCCGGTACAGCCGCATGCTCTTATGCCGGTGCAGCTCGTCCAGCAACGCCAGGGTCGGGATCACACCATCGCCGGTGCGGTCATCGGAGGCGAAAACCTGAATCCGGCCCCTCGTCCGCAGGCAGGTGATCTTCCGGTAGCCCTCAAACACCCGGAAACGCTGCTCGAGGCCCGGGGTGCGCGCGATGAAACCCTGTGCTTGCCCTAGAAGCAGCCCGCACTGATCGCGCGACGACGCAGCGAGAAGAACGGAGGCGTCCTGGCGGTAATCGCCGTGATAGAGCGCCAACCCCGACATGAGCGTGGTCTTGCCATTGGACTCGGGAACGATCAGCCACGCCTCAGGCACACCGCTGAAAACGTCCTCGATGACCTGAAGCTGAAAATCCTCCGGCTCCCAACGCTCGCCGCTGTCAAGCACCATCAGCCGGGCATAGGCCCGCCAATGGTCCACGCTGAAGGGGCTAAGCGGTTTGTGAGCGCCGCGGCGCGAGCTCGTCGAGCGCTTCGAAGCTGTCACGCTTGAGCTCGGGCTTGTCCTTGTCTGCTTTGCCGCCAAGACCGCCCGCCTTCCGTCCCTTGGGAGTCAGTCCCAGCTGATCCGCCAACGCAGAAGCTCGCTTCGCGTGCCTATCCCACACCATCGGTAGGCCCGTAGCGATCTGACGCAACACCAACCAGTCGATCTCCTCCGAAGCCACGCTCTCCTCAAGGTGGTCCAACCACCCGAAGCCCTCCCGGACATCGCTTGCCGCCCGCAGGGCGAACACGTACTCATCGAGCAGAGGGCGCATCGCCGGGGCCCACGTCCCATGGTCCTTCATCGCCTTCAGAGCCCCACGCCACACATCCAACCACGGCGCCGGCAAGCTAGGAGGACGCTCAACGGACGGAAGAACCACGGCTTTAGCGCCCCCTCAACGGGCGCGCGCGTGCGCACGCGGGTAAGAAAGGCCATCCGCTCGAGCCCAAGCACCTGGTCGCCGTTGAAAAGCGGTTTTCTTCGCGCAGAATTAGCTGAATGGGTGGCTGCGTCTGGGTTTGATGTTTTTCATGCCCCTGCACGATTTGCCCTGCCGATGTTGTGGTGGGCGCATGCTGCGCGGAGGTTGTCGTCGTGGTGGGTCCCCCCGTGGGAGCGGGGGATGATGTGGTCGACGTGGGTGGCGGGTTGGCCGCAGGTCCCGCCTTGGCCGTTGGGGAATTGGCAAGCCCAGTTGTCGCGGTCGAGGGCGGTGAGGCGTTTGCGTTTCCACCCGGGGAGGCTGTTGAGGGGGGTTTGCTTGTGGGTGGGGCAGCGGGATTGGGGGGAGGGTTGGCCACAGACGACGCAGGCGCGTTGCATGGGGTCAGGGGAGCCGTCGTGCCTGGTTGAGGAGGCGTTGGCCTTTGGCGTGCAGGCGGGCGGCTGCCTCAGGTGTGGTGGGGGCTGGTTCGCCTGCTTTGCGGGCTGCGAGGGCTCGTGGGGTTGGGGTGCCGTCGGGTCGGGTGAGTGGGCCGATGGCGTTGGGTGAGTAGTGGCGTGAGAGTGTGGCGCCGCGGTGTTGGAGGTCTGCTTTGACCTGGTCTTGGTGGTTGGCGCCGATGATGCTCTGCCGATTGGCTGGGCGGATGGCTAGTGTGCCGAGGGTGGGTCTCATGCGCCGACGGTGATGTGGTCGCTCAGGCCGAAGCGGCCGTCGTCTGACCGCACGGTGTTGCCGTCCTCGTCACGTGCGGCGAGGACTGGTGCGAGCCATGCGGGCGGGTTGTCGAGGTCGAAGATGACCAGGGTGTTGTCGATGGCCGACCAGCTCTCACCGGGCACACCGTTGGTCTTGGCGGCCATGATCTCCTGGAGTCGTGCGTGGGTGAGCATGGGTCAGCCTCCGATGCCAATTGCCGAGAATGTCGGTGGGCCTGGTTCGCTCGACGTCGGCCATAGCCATCGCTCCGTGGGGACGGCGGAAAGAAGGTTGCGGGCCTGCACGGCCGTATCGCTTCTAGCAGTAACCCACGGAACGGTTGATCGAGCAAGGGACGCCGGGCGTTCCTTGCGCCAGACCCACACTGGAACAACCTGCGCGTTGTCCACCGTCAGGCGCTCGTCATGGAGAAGTTGGTCGGCTATCTCGACGACGAGGACCCGATCGGGCTTGACCTTGAGAACAACGATGGTGGCCGCTTGGAAGCTCACGAGCACATCTCCCGGCAGCATCGCCCACTTGCGGAACCGGCCATAAAGAATGGGGGCACCGTCCATGGGCCGGGCAGCGACCATGAGGATCAGTGCGCGCGTTGACGGGATGACGTTGTTCGGGACACCGACCAAGTCCCACAGTCGCCGGCCAACGAGTCGCCACCACAATGACTGTTTCATGGCTGGTCAAACTCCTTTCGGCAGCAGGATGAGGGCCTTGGCTAGGCGTTCGACGGTTGCCTCCTCAGCACGGCGCCATGCCTCATCCCAGACTGCGCGAACGTCACGGTGGAGTTGATCGCCGACGAGCTCGCCGGCTTCCATGAGGTCACGCAGGCAGCAGTGCAGAAGTTCGTGGACGATGGTCCGCTCGTAGAACGCGGTGTGATCGCTGGCCTGGTCGAGGATGTCCCTCTCGATCGAGGCGGGGAGCTCACCTTTGCCGATCGCGGCGGGGTGGACGGTGATGGTGGCGTGGTCGTAGTAGTGAGACCTGTCGACCTTCATCACGCATGTGCGGCCGTCGAGCTCCGGCTCGGCAAACTTCACGACAACCTCCCAGTGGTCCAGGCCGAGGCGGTTCTGCCAGAGCGTGACGAGATCACGTAGCGCCTGTTCGTCCATCAGACGATCTGGGAGGCGGTGACGACGATCGCTTTCTCGGCGGCACTATTGGCTGAGCCGGTGCCTTCCCAGCGTTCGACCCAAACACCGGCGGTTAGGATGGTGATGTCCTGGTGGTAGGTGCCGGATGAGTCGCGGGTGATGGTGCCGGGGTAGGTGTAGGTGAGCGCCGGGGGTTGGGTCTGGTGCTCGAAGCGCAGGGTGATCGTGGTGGGGTCTACGAGCGGGCCGGGTGTGCCGTCGGGGAGGTTCGGGCCGGTGAAGGTGGCTGTGAGGCGGATGGTTTGCCCGACGATGTAGGACATGGCGGCCTCAGATCGGGGTGTCGGTGGTGGCCGGGGTGAGGACCTGCCGGTCGGTCATGGTGATCGTCGTGACTGGCGTGTCGCTGATGGTCGCGGTGGCCGTGGGGCTGTCGGTGAGAGTTACGTAGGCGACGTGAAGGGCCGCGCGGTACACGACAACATCGCCAAGGGTGGTGTTGTCGGTGGCGGTCCGGCCGTAGCTTTCGGCGTGTCCGGCGGTGTCGGTGATGCCGGTCTGGTCGGTGACGGTTCGCGTCCGGGTGGTTGCGCCCAGGACCGAATCGGCGAGGTTCGCCGTGTCTGCGGGTTGGCGGGCGAAAGTGGCGGTGCGTCCCGCCGTGTCGCTCGCGGCGAGGCTGTCGGTGGCTGTGCGCGGGCTGGCCGTGCGCCTGGTCGTGCTATCGGCGGCCGTGAGCGTGTCAACCGCCTGGGAAGTGAAACCGGCCGCCCGAGTCGCGGCATCGGTCAGGGTGACCGTGTCCACCGGGAGACGGAAGGTGGCGAGTGACCGTGCGGTGAGGTCGCTCAAGGTGAGGCTGTCACCGGCGGTCCGGGTGTTCGCGTTGGCCCCTAGGGCCGCGTCCGCGATGGTCAGCAGGTCGGCTTCAGCACGCTGGGCACTGGTGGTGCGAGCCACCGCCTCGGCCACAGCTAGTGCCTCGCCGACGGTACGCGAGCCCACCAGGAGCCTAGCGGCAACATCAGCGGTAGTTAGCTGATCGGTCGCTGCCCGCTGGCTGCTGATAACCCGAGTCAGCGCCTCGGCAACGAGGACCGCTTCGACGAGGGCTCGGGCGAAGGTGAGTCCAACAGCCGGGAGGTCTGTGACCGTGAGCGTGTCGGCCGTGGCCCTGGCGGCCAGGGTGGTGCGCGTGAGGATGTCCGCGAGGCTGGCGGTGTCGGTGGTGGTGCGTCCCGCGTTGGCGTTGCGGGCCACGTTGTCCGTGGTCGTGAGCTGATCGACAACGGCCCGCTGACGGGCTGCTATCCGGGTGGTGCTATCCACCGCGCTGAGCGTGTCAGTGGGCTGGCGAGCTGTCCCAACGGTCCGGCCGGCCGTCTCGGTGATCCCGGCCGCGTCGATGGTGGTACGGGCGATGTTGCGTCCCGTCGCGGGGGTATCCGTGGTGGTGAGCGCTTCCGTGGCAGCCCGTGAGGTCGCGGCAGTCCGGGCCATGACCTCGGCGAGGATCACCGCGTCCAGGGCTGCCCGCACGGTCGAGATGCTACGAACCAGGCCCTCGGTGAGGGCCACCGTGTCTGCGCTCACGCGCTGCCATCCGATCAACGCTCGCGTTGCGACGTCGGTAAAGCTCGCCGTGTCAGTGGTCGTCCGAGGCGACCCGAGAGACCGGGTTGGGACCTCGGAGACGATGAGCGTGTCCGCCGGCTGCCTCAGAAAGCCCACCGTGCGCGCCGGCGCATCGGTGGCGATGAGCGCGTCGGTCGCCGACCGGGGGAACGTGACAGTGCGTGCCAACGCCTCGATGGCCGTGACCGTGTCCGCGAGGGCGCGTCCGAAGGCGATGGGCGCCCGGGATGCCGCGTCGGTGAGGCTGACCGCGTCCGGGGTGGAGCGGGTGGCTCCGAGTGCTCTTGCGGCGAGGTCGTTGACGGTGAGGCTGTCCGAGACTGTCCTGGTGTTCGCGTTGGCTCTCAGCGCGAGGTCGGTGATGATGACCTGGTCGGTGGGGTTGCGGTTGGCCCCGACCACACGGGTAGCCTGGTCCGTGATGGCCAGCTGGTCGGTGGTGGTCCTGCCCGTTGACCGGCCCAAGCTCACGGCCTCCGCGACGGCGAGAACGTCAGCGATCTGACGGGTGAGGCCCACGGCCCGCGTGAGGGTGTCGGTCAGGGCCGCCGTGTCGATCGGGGATCGCGGGTAGCTCGCGGTCCGCGTGGCAGCATCAGTGGTGGTCAGACTGTCGATGGGCGTCTGGGTGACCGCCCGGACTGCCGTGGCGGCATCCGGGGCAACGAGAGGGTCTGCACTGACCCTGAGGGTCGTCAGGATGCGCGTCAGGCCCTCGGTGAGCGTTGCCGTGTCCGCAGTGGCCCGCTGGAACGCGCCCGGTGCCCTTGAGGTCGCATCGGTGAGCGTTGCGATGTCCGTAGTGGCCCGCTGGGCCGTTGTGCGCCTGGTGGCGCCGTCGGCGGCCGCGAGCGCGTCGCTTGCCTGAGGTGCGAAGCCAGCCAACCGGGACACCGCATCGGCGAGGACCAGAAGGTCCGCAGCGGTCCTGGCGGTGGCACGCAAGGCCGAGACGCCGTCCGTGGTGGTGAGCGTGTCGGCGGCGGCCCGTGAAGTTGAGGTGCTGCGAGTCGGGCTCTCAGCGAAGGTTGCCGCATCCAAAGCTGCCCGTGAGGTGATGACGGCCCGCGTCGTGGCCTCAACGGTCGCCATGGCATCGGCAGTGAAGCGTTGCCGGTTGATTGGCGCTCTCGTCGCCACGTCGGCCGTTGTGAGCGCGTCGGTGGTGGCCCGCGGGGCCTGCAATGACCGCGCGGCGCCATCGGTGGTGGTTAGAGCTTCCGTCGCGGTGCGCGAGAAGGTGGTTGTGCGGGTTAGGCCCTCACTGAGCGCGGCCTGGTCAGCGATCGCACGCTGCTGGGCCGTCGTCCTCGTTGCACCATCCCCGGCGGTCAGCGCATCAGACGGCTGTCCCTGAACGCTCGCCGTGCGCGCTGGGAGGTCGGTGACCGTCAGGGTCTCTACGGTCGCCTGGGTGGTTGCCGTGGTTCCCAGGCCGAGCCTTGTCTGGCCGAGGCGCATGGTGCCCAGCAGGGCTGGAGTCAGACTCACCGCAGGCTACTGCTCGGCGGGGAAGGAGAAACTGAACATGCTGTAGTTCGTGGCTCCACCAACGGGGAAGAACACCTGCCCGTCGTTCTGCGCCCGGACGACGGCAGCGTTGCTAGCGACTCCGTTGTTTGCCATCGCTCCAAAGTCGCGGGGCTCACCCGGACGGTACCCGGCGGGAAGCGTGAAGATTGTGTTGCCCACGGCTGTCCCGCCTCCCACCGCCCCCTTGACGTAAACGATGCCCTGAAGGTCGCGGTAAAACGCGGTGACGGGGAGCGCGCCCCCAGAGTTGGCCCAACCGTTCTGAAACGCGGGGCCAAGTGACGGGGCCATCGTGCCGACCGGAATCCAGAACGCCTTGGCGGTCTGCGGTGCCGGACTCGTGAGGACCCGGCTCGTCAGTAGCCTAGAAACGGCCAGGGCGTCACGTATTGTCGCGGCGATCTTGCCGTGGCCGCGCGGGTTGGGGTGCGTATTGTCAGTGAAAAAGTAGGCAGGGTTCCTGGCGAGCGCGCTGTCAATGTCAACGAACACGCACCGCCCCGGAAACTCGGCGATGAGCGACTGAAGCTGGGTGTTGCAAGTCGTGATAGACGCATCGTTGAGCGGGTCGGTCCCGGCGGTCGGGCCATGCGGGAAGCTGTTCCACTGCGCGTAGGAGAGCGGCCGGTTGGCGCCCGGCACCACGATGATCGGCCCGTCCAACGGGTCTGACTCGACCTGCCCGTAATCAATGACAAGTTGGGGGCCGGACTTCAGGGTCAGCTCAACCGTGTGAGCACCGGCGGCGAGCACAGGATCACCGCTGATTCCCCTCCCGTAGCGCAGCACTATGCCGTTGTGGAGACCCGCGGATGCCTGATCGCAAATTGCCGATGGGGTGACCGTCACGTCGGGCCTGGAAACACCGTCGACCTTGACCCCGATGGTTGAAGGAGCTACGCCAGCGTTGACGAATATGCCAATCGCAACGACGAGGCTGCCTGGATAGTCCGAAAGCAGCGTGAGCGTCGCCTTATCATTTACCGTGGTCGTGTACTTCAACTGCGGCCCTGAGTTGGTTGCCGTGTTGGCAAGCGCCGCCCAGGTCCCGGTGAACACCCACGCCGGGTCGGTGTCCTCGTGGATCACCGCAGCGCAGATACGTGACCAGATGGTTCGGTGCGCCTCGATCATCGGCCGAAGGTTCAGCGACCCGAGCTGCGCAAGGTCATTGAGCGCATGGTGATGCACATACACCTGGCTGACCGGCAGGTACGGATCACCGACAGCGTGCGCTGCCGGGGCAGGCACCCCCACTGAAGCGGGCGAGCCGTGTCTTAGTAGCTGCTGGAGATGCCAGGCGTACCCGCCAAGATGGGACCCCTCAGGCCAGCATGAGATGGAGCCGCCGAGGCCACGGTTCTCCATCCGCCTCGCCGGAAGAGACAGGGCAAGCTTCTCAGCGTAGTCGAGCATGTCGTACTGGACGCCGCCTTCATCGGCGCCACCCCCGCCCGCATAGGAGTTGCCGGATACCTCTAGGAGACCAACGCCGCTTGGACTCGACAGTGGGCTACCCAATGGGCCGCCCACCGTCCCATCCGACCCGAGCAACGCCAACCCGGCAACCGCGCCCGCCGACAACTCGTGCTGCACCGCAGCCCCCGACAAATGGGCGGCGGCAGTGGAACCCTCCGCACCCCGCGTGACCGTCCACGTCGTCGTGGCCGCACCACCCGTCACCAGCATGTACTCGCTATCGACCGCAATCCGAAACTGCCCGGTGCCCTGCAACGCCGGCGGGGCAGCCGCAGCGGTCGTGATCGTCGTCGTCGCCGCCGTGGCGGCAGCCCCCAGCGTCGTCGTGAAGTTGTTGGCAAACAACTCCGGCAGGGCCATAAGCTGGCCTGCTACTAGCCGACGGTGAGCGTGTCGGTCACCGTGACCGAATCACCCGACACCTGCAACGTCGGCCCAGCCGTCAACGCCGTCTCAAAACCCAACGTCCCCACAGCCGTAGCGTTCAGGACGCCGATCTTGTTGATCGTGACCGGCAACGTGTCCGTCCCGTTCGCGGTAAACGCCTTCGTCAGCGTCGCCGTTGCCGTCCCCGCCGTGTGCGCATACGTCGCCTGGGCGCGAATCAGCCCCCCACCAGCCGTGGCGATCTCCCCCGCCAGGGTCGTGTCAGCCGCCGCCGGGGCCACCGCGCTCGCCGTCACCGCCATGAAGTTGAACGCGGCAGGCTGGGCCGCAGTCCCCAGCACCTGCCCGCAGATCGCGTCGATACCCACAGTCGTCTTCATGCCGTGCCCTCCGTCCAGTCCTGGGGCCGGCCAGTCCGGCACCCAAAGTGCCGGGCCAAAAGCCCCTCAAGGTCCTTGTCAGCGCTCTTCACCCATGCCGGCGGGTCAAGGCTGTGGTGCTGCCACAGGGCGACGATCTCCGCGAACACCTCGGCCAGCTTTCCGCCGCCCGGGGTGATCGTCGTGACCTGGTTGCCCAGGTCCTCCCGTGACCGGTGCTCGATCACGTCGGTGTCCGGGTCGGGCTTGAACGGCTCGACCACGCTCGTGTTGCCGAGCAGGATCGGCGCGCCAGTAGAAGCCGGGGCGTCAGGCACGGACGCCTCCTCGGGGGCAGGCTCCGTCGTGGTGTCCGGGGATGTGCTCATGGGTTCTGGACCGCTTTCAGTCGGGGTGGGGTCGGGGCGCAGATCGGGTGCTACTCACGCGGCGCGTGCGCGGAGCTCCCACGGCTGACGCTGGTGCCCTTGGTGCCGGCAACGGGTGACGCTTCTCAGGGTCAATCCCCTTCGGATACCACTGCCGTTCCTCGGGGGTGTGGGCGTGGCACTCGGGGCCCGGGTTGTGACGCTCCAGGAGGGTGATGCAGTCCGGGTGGGTGCAGCGACGGCCATCCCTCGGGAGGGTCGGGACTGCTTCGAGGGTGACGTGTATGGCCGTGAGCGATACCGGCCGAGTGGTGGTAGCCATGATGGAAAGGGGGTGCTGCTGAGGTAGGTCAGGAGCCGGGATGGGGCTCAGCACTCAGCATCCGTTGGAGGGCTTGGAGTTGCACCTGGGGCCACTGGGCGAACGCGAGGTTCCACGGGTGGCGGCAGGCTCCCTTGATTGGCTTCTCACAGATGCAGCAGATGGAGGGGTCATCGCGGGCCATTGGGAGGCCTCCCGTCGAGAGAAGATGCTGGGCAGGGCTGGCGCGCACAGGGAAACGCCAGCGCTGCCCATAGCGGGGCCCGGGGTCGAACCGGGGGAGCGCCGGGTTATGAGCCCGGGCTGGGAACCATCCCGCCCCGCACGATTGGTGCTACGCGGCCTCTGCGCCCCACGGCTGACGCTTCGGCGGCAACGCGGCGAGCTTGCCCTCAGGGGTGAAGCCCCTCAGGCGGACCTGCTCACGATGGGCTTGACACACCGGGCAAACGCAGCCGTTCTGGTAGGTCTTGCAACGGTGGGGCTGGTTGAGATCGCCGAGCCCGAGATGCCAGCCGAGGATTCGGGAGGCAAGGTCAATGTTGCCCACTTGCGGAACCTCCCGGGATGATGCTTCGGGGGAGCGGGCAGGGGCTTAGGACGCGCTGTCGCAGATGATAGCGCCCCACGGGACGGAAGCCAAACCGGGGGGCTCATGCCGCCTTCCCGAGCATCCGATGCACGCGATCCTTCGACATCCCGGTCAGCAGCCCTATCTGCCGCACCGACATCCCCTGCTCGGCGAGCGTGCGAGCCCGGCGCTCGGCGTCCGCATCGGGCGCTTCCACGGCCAACGCCAGCCCGAACTCCAGGGACACCCCATTCGCCAACCTGATCCGCCGGACCCGTGTCGGGGTGCAACGCATCGCCGTCGCCACCTCCCCCACCCCAAACCCACGACCCGTGGAAATCACCCGGGCCGCAAACTGCTTCTCAGACTCCCCACTGGCCACGGTCACCTTCGCCCGGCGGATGATACCCCTCAGAGCCCGCCCAGCATCATCGATCACCCATTGGCGTGCATCATCCGTGGTGGCCCGTTCGTAACGTTCCCGCCACTCAATGTGCGGCGGTGAGGACTCCCCGGGCGGGAACACGTTGACGCTCTCACCACCATGCCCTGAGCTGTTCCACGACTGGGTGGAGCCGTGGGAGGTCAGTTCGAGCTCGGCTAGCACCTGGCGCATCGCCAGGTCAAGGTTGCCGTGGGCCGGTTCGGGCGTCATCGCTGCTCCGGCTTGCATCGGTTACAGACATAAACGTGGCTGCCGTCTCGTGGGTCTTGGACCTTGAACCAGCCGTGAGGGGCGACGCCTAGGATTCGTGGCGCCGAATGCCTGCCGCACTTAGAGCATCGGGCGGGATTCACGCCGCCTCCCTTGTGTTGGTGGTCCGTCTCAAAGCCCTCACAAGCCCCACATGCCCCGCCGCATGGGCCTGCACCGCCAACGCCAGGTAGGGGAGCAGGTCCACCCGGCCCTCGTCATAGGCACGGTGGTCAGCCGGGCAGAGGGGGACGACGCAGGGCGGGTCGTCACAGCCCCCCTGTGCACGCGGGATGACGTGGGCGGGCTGGCATGGGCCGCCACCGCAGACAAGGCAGGGCTGATCCTTGACCGTCGCCCGTTGGGCGGGGCTCGCGGGGGACACCGGGCGCCGACGTGGCTGGGCGCGGGTGCGGGTGAGCGGGGTGCGCTTCACCGGGGCACCGTCCACTCCTGCACCAACGCCATCGCCGAGTTGTGCTCCGCAATGCCGGCGTCGTGGATCGCCCTGGCCAGGTCCATGACCCTCGCAGCCTCCTCGTAGGCCTCCATGCCGTCACGTTGAGCGGCGAGGCCGTCCTGGCGTGCTTTGGCCCCGCCGACCATCATCCTGACGCCGAGACGCCACATGCAGACCAGCCAGAGGCCCTGCACCGTCCAGGTCAGCCAGGTCATCGCCTCTCCTCCATCTCCACCATCACCCGCGCAAGCGCATCGTTATCGCCACGGCTCGCCTTGCATACATCGCAGCGACACGCTCCCGGGTGACTCAGCGCCACAGACGCGATCGCTCCGCGCACTTCGAGGATGCGCATCAGCCCAGCTACATAGTTCGTTGCGTCAAGTCGGGCCCAGCTCATCGCTCACCCGCCGCCTTGAGTACCTGGGCGTGGGCACGGTGCAGCCTCTCGTGGTCCTCGAGCAGCGCGGCCTCCGTCGCGCAGGCGTCCCGGTGGCGGGCCACGGCCGCGTCCAGCCGGTTGAACAGGCGAATCCAACGGTCACGGTCGGCGGTCATGTCGCTGAGCCTTGCGTCGGCGGGATGCTGCTCGGCGTCCTCGTTGACCTTCATGCCGCCACCCGCTCACGCGCCGTGAGGACCGCCCCGAGCGCCGCCGAGGCCAGTGCCGGGGGGATCGCGTTGCCGATGACCTTGGGCAATCCTCAGTCCCCCGACTCGTGTTCGGCGTCGCGCTCGCAAGCATCAGCCTGAGCTAGCAGCTCAACCGCAGCCTGACGGGCCTTCTCCGGCGATAGGGCCGCCGCAGCGCACTCCTCGTTGTCACTCAAGACGACGATGATGCGGGGGCTAAAGTTGCGGGAGCGGAAGCCGTGAATGTCGAGGGCCCACGGCCCGCTGTCGCCATTGGACCCCCAGAGAGTCATCGGGTGGGCTCCCCTGCCGGCCCGTTTGTGACCGGTTTGCTACCGGCGACCCCCTGCTGGAGGGTCTGACTGACCCCCGGTGACCCTTCCCAGCCCACCACTGGCCCGGGAACAACACAGGCTGAAACGGCCGAAAAGCCCGTGGTTACGGGCTGAAGCGCTGGACGGGGGACCCAGGAGTCGAACCTGACGTTGCGGTTTTGGAGACCGCGATTCACGCTGCCTCGCCCGGGCGCAAATGAAGCGGCACGAGGGTGATGACGTTCTCCGCCTCGTGCTCTACCAGGCGCATCCAATCCGGCGCCTCACCGCGTAAAGCGGCGCGCAGCTCGGCGGTCTCGCGTTCCAACTCCGCGACCCGAGACCGGACCTCGTTGAGTTCCCGCAGGACCTTGCGATGAGCCTCGTTGTAGCGAGCGGCCTGGGCGGCGTAGGCGCCACGGTCGGCGACGTTGAAACAAGGCTGCTCCGCCTCGATCGCATTGATCTCCGCTAGACAGGCGGCGCTCCGGTCGGGGAAGCACTCAACCTCGATGCGCCTGACGTGCGGCCACCAAGCCTTGTCCTTGCGATGGCCCTCAAACCGAGTGGCCCCCTTGCGGGTGATGCCGGCGTAGAGCAGGTTCTCCTCACCGTAGAATCGGTAAAGCCACTCGGCGGCGGGGGCATTGCGGAAGACGACCGGAATGCCATCCCACGAGTCAATGGACACGGGTGCCCCAGTCTGCCGTTGCAGGCGCACACCATCCTGAACTGATTGGTGCTGATCACCTCCGGCAGGCTACTCGCCAGGCCTGGACAGCCGATGCTCAGTCGGCGAAGGAGAAGCCCGCGGCGGTGCCTGTGAGCTCAAAGGACGCGTTGCACGCACGGAGT